CCGCGCGTCGGCGAGCGGCGCTCCGCTCGTTTTGTTTATTGCAAGCGGCGGCAAATTCTACACATGGAATGGCACAGCGACGCTTACTCGAATCGACGGTGCTACGCCAGTTTTGCCTCCCGACGCCGATTTGGTGATCGCGTACCACACGCGTTTGTTTGTACGAGATTTAAACTACAAGAAGCACATTTTTTGGAGTAAAGTCGGCGATGGCACTTCATACACGACTGGCAGCAAAGTCGACGGCGGCTCGGCATTCGTCGATGTTTTGAATGGCGAAGAAATCGTCGCTCTTGAAGTAATCGGTTCTTCACTGCTGATGGCGTCAGAAGATTGCGTAATGCGCTTCACCGGCCACGCGACCGATGACATTGTTATTAGCCAAGACACAGAAGGCGTTTCGACCGAAGTTGGCGCGGTTGGCAAACTTGCGCTCAAACGCTTTGAAAACTTGGCCGCCATGCTCAGCGACCGTGGGCCATATGTCGTGACCGAAACAGGCGTAGAGCCGATTGGTGAACAAGTCGCGCCAGACTTCGCTGCTTTGGATTTAAGCGTCATCAGCAAGTCGATCATCGGCTGGAATCGCGGGCGTAAAGAATTGCTCTACGCCGTTCCACGCACTGTCGATGGTGCACTCAACAAAACGATCTACGCTCAAGCCGCTCGGCTCCAAGCATGGTATGGGCCTTGGATTTACTCGTTTGGAATCACGTATCTCGCTCGTTACGAAGATGCGAACGGCAACGAGTCAGTAATCAGTGGCGGCGCCGATGGCTGGATTCGCGACATGGATGTTGGTGTACTCGACGATGTGCTCTACAACAGCACTGGCGGAACAAACATTGAAATGCTGGTTGAAATGCCAGTCATTCAGTTTGGCGTCCCCGGCACAACAAAGGCGTTGAGCGGCATGGAGCTTCAGGCCAATCTGCCGAGCGGCTCGGCTTTGGAAATCAACACACTATTCGACGATGAAAGCGCATTCGTCGTCGATGTAGCAGTGCCAACGCTTGGATTGCAGAATCAGCGCATCGACATGAATGGACAAGGCAAGCGACTGCGTATGCAATTCAAAGATGCCAGCGCCCAAATGGTTGCCGTCCATGGCTTTAGTCTACACGCGTGGGATTATGAGCGACGTTAAACGCATTGATTTGCCTCCCGACCCATACCTTCGACTCACGCGAGAATCTCGCGTGCGTGAGCCAAAGCGCATGGAGACGATTGCCACAACGAGTAGCGTTGAGCCGATGCCTCGACTCTATGCGCGTGTATTTGACGGCGGCGCGAATCAAAGCATTCCTAATAATGTAATCACACTAATTACGTGGCCTGACGAGTTCTTTGACCGCGGTGGCATTCACTCGCCAACTGTCAATAACTCGCGCATCACGATTCCATCCACTGGCCGAGTGAGTGGCCTCTGGATGTTTCACACAGTTATTGGATGGGAAGCCTTAGCGGCAGGCTACCGAGAATTGTTCATCACGCGCAATGGCATTGGCCAGACGTATACGCAAAACAATTATCCTGCGCCAGCCGTGGCACAGACAATCGACACGCAAGAAAACTTCTTGTACTTCGAAGACCCGAATCCCGGCGATTACTTTGAAGTCTCAGTGCGTCAAACCAGCGGTGCACCGTTAAACGTCATGAAAGGCGCTTTCACAAGCGGCGCGACCTATTTTGAAGCTGGACACATGTGGTAAGCTTGACAAATCGGCTCTAAGTCGTTAAGTTTAAACGTGCTTCACATTTGGTTCGAACGTTTAATCGCCGACGATGGTAGTGAGCGAGTATTTGCGCATATTGCGGCAGACCGCGTTTTTGGCTACGCCGCAGAGATCAAAGCGACGATTCCAAAAGGCGTTTTGGTTTCAGTGCCGCCAAAGCTTAAGCCGATTGACGAGTGGCTTGTACGCAAGTGCGGATTTAAGCGCATCGGAACGGTCGAATTAGACGGTGAAGAAAACGCAGTTCTGGAGAAAGTCGAATAACATGGGCAAGGGCTTTAAAAAGGCGATCAAAGGCATCGGCAAGGTTGTCGGCAAAGGTTTGAGCATTGCTGCTCCCTTCGCTGGCCTGATTCCCGGCGTCGGTGTCCCGCTCGGCATGGCCTTGGGCGCGGGCGGCAAGGCTCTTGGTCGCGCTCTAAGTGGCAAGAACACCTTCGGCAACGGCGGCCTTGGCGAAATCGCTGGCGGCGCTGCAATGGGCGGAGGAGGCGCAGCTTTGGCCGGCGGTCAGGGCTTTAAGGGACTTGGCAATATTGGCGCGAACATTTCCAAAATCGGCAAGTCGGGCATTGGAAAAGCGGTGGCAAAGCAATTCACAGCCCCCGGTGGCGGTGTCGATCTTGGTCGAGTCGTCGGCGCTGGAACAGCAGTGAGCAGTGTTCTAGGCGCTCGCCAATCGCGCAAATCGGCCGAGTCCTACAACAATGCAAACACTGACTTGCGCAATCAACTCATGTCCCGAATTCTCTCAAGCTCGTCGTCCACAGGAGCACCACGTTAATGGCATACGCTCTCGACAACCGAGGCGGCGGGAACGCGCTGCCGCCATTTCTGCAAGGTCGCACAGGTCAGCCGGGCGCTTCACAGCCGATGATCGCGCCAAAGGCGTCGATCACTCCCGGCGAAGTGGCGGCGCCGAAGCGTGGCAACTTGTTTAATCAAATGAAGAAACGTCAGCCTGCACAGAGCATGGGCATGTTTGGCAAGCTGTTTCAGAACAAGAACAATCAAGCGGCGGCAAAGCCAGCGATTACGCCGGGAAGTCATGGGCCGCAGAGTGGCCAATTGCCGACGCCAGCGGCACAGCCAGCGCAGACGTTGTATGAATTCTTTAAGAAAGATTTAGAGCGTCAGCGAGATTCTTCGCTCGCAGACACTCAGGCAGATGCGTCGCGCCGCGGCGTCTTCTACGGCACGCCATTGACCACGTCTCAAGGTGACATTCAGACTGAGTATAATCGTGGTTTGGGTTCGTTGCAATCCGGCATTCTGCAGAATCAGGAGCAGAACGAAATTCAGCGCCTTGGATTGGCGACAAATCTCTTGGGCAATGGCGGTCAGGCACAAGCGCAAGGCATCGACCCATCGGTTTTTAACACGATTGGCTCGTTACTCGCGCCGCGTCAAGGCCCGGCGGCAACTGCCCCGGCGCCACCGCCGATTTCGCCGGCGAAGCCAGCTTTGCCTCTGCAGAATAACCAAAAGCCGCAAGGTCCGGCCATGCCTTGGCGGAATTATTAATCCATGACTGCTCCAACGCGTTTGCCTCATGTGTCACAAGGCAATCTTCTAACCGACATCTCGAATGCAGCCGCTGGCATTGCTGGCGGGCTGCAGAACGAGAACACAAAACGGCGCGAAGAAGCTATGCGCGCGGCTGTCTTGAAGATGCAGCAAGATCAGCAAGCGTCGACGCAGAATTTCCAGCAGGGCACGGCTCGCCGCGCTCAACTCGACGATTTGCGTACTAAAGGTATTGATATTGACCCAAGTCAGCCGGGTGTTCAACTCGCTGGAGACCTAACGCCGGTCATTGCTGAAGCTCAGCGCATTCAGTCGACGATTAGTCAAGACCCGGCTAAGCCCGGCGCGCCGACCGAAGTCAATGTCGGCGGAATCCGTGCGACTGTTCGACCGTACTACGACCCCATGAACGTGCGCACTTTGACGGCTGAGTCGGGACGAGCGGCGGCTGAAGCACGATTTAATGCGCAGCAAAGCGGCATTTCTGGACGGCAGAATCAGCGTTTGCTCGAACCATCTCCTGAACAGACGCAACGCGCCGGTCTTACTCGCAGCTTGATTCAGTCGGGTAAGCAACTGAACGACATGGCGCAGAAAGACCCCGGTCTTGGACAACGGGCTGGTTTAATCAACATGTTGGCACAAGTCGGGCCGGGAGTCAAGGCTGAAGACGCGCTTACTGCAATCATGAGTCGAGTCAAGGGAGACCCGCAGGCGCAGGCCTACATCGCCGAGATGCTCAGCTTTGTGTCGAGCTTCGCATTCGCGCGCGGCGGAAAAGCCTTGACGACCAATGAGTTGTCGATTCTCTTGCCTCAAGCGTTCGGCTTCGGCTTTGAAACCGGCCCGGCAGGCAAGCAGCGTCAACTCATTCGTCAGCGCTTGACTGAAGAAGCCTTTACAACGCTTGGCGATGAAGGCTTGGTTTACGCGCTTGAACGCGGCATGATCGACCCGGCTGATGTTCCTAATTTCGAAGCATTGCGCGCTCGCATCCAACGCTTCTACGGCCGAGACATCTACATTCCACCGTCGTCAACACAGCCAAAGCCGCATAGTCGATTCCTCACACTGGGCGCTCAGTAATGACTGGCATTCAACCCGACGTTTATACACCGCAAGAGTGGCAAGACATTTTGGTCAATGCGCGTAAAGCGTATCATCAAAATCCGAACGACCACGAAGCGCTTCAAGCGATGAAAGACGCGACCGCGGCCTTGAATCTCAACGACCATTCTGGCGATGACGCGCAGACGGGTGATCGCGGCATTTTGGGAGCAGTGGGCGGTATTGCTCGCGGAATTGCTGACATTCCGCAAGGCATGTACAATTTGGCGCGTCACCCAATTAAGTCGCTTGGCCAAATGTCTGGCGTTTCAAACATTCCAAACGCCGTTCATACAATCTTCAATGACGACGAGGCGAATTGGGCAGAGAAGCTGGCATCGGCTGTACAAGCCACGCCGCTCAACATGGGCTATGCGCCTCAGCGTGCATTTCAAGACGCGATGTCAAATCCTGCGACATCGTCGTTTGATCGCGCGCGCGCAGGAACAAACGCGGCGAGTCAGGCTTTGCTCGCATTTGGTGGACGCAAAGCGCCGCCGAAACTCGGCGCGTCTCAATTCGGCGGCCCGCCCGTTGAAGTAATGCCAAGCGGCACTCCACAGCCATTGCGTCCACCAATGCCAGAGCCTACTCCACCAATTGGCGCTGAGCAATTTGGCGGGCCATCTGTTCAAGCAGCCCCGCCGGGACCTCCGCGACCGCCACTGCCAGAAATGCCAATGGCGCCGCCAACCGCAACTTTGGAGCCAATGCCAGTTGGTGACATGAGTTTCACGCCTCGGCAGAAGTCGACTCCAACCGCCGACCCGACACTGACGCCAGCGAGTAGTGGCGAAGTGCCGAAGTTTACGAATCCAGAAGTGCTTCCAGACGCTGGAGTGAACGCAATTGGCCAGCCGCGAGGAATCAGCGTTGAAGGCCCGCCGATGAAGCCAGTCACGCCGGCGATGGAAGCGTTCGGAGAAACACGCTCAGGCATTCCACGTACTAAGCCTCGGGGAAGCGGAGGAGTGAAGCAAAAAAGCGTGACGTTTGGCGAGGAATCCCCGCTCAACGCCGGCTCGCGCGGGAAAGTCAAGGGCATCCTCGGCGAAATGAGTCGAGAACCCGGCTCAATGGGCGAATTAATGGACGGCCTTGGCAAGGGCAATGTTCAAGGAATGCTTGGCTTTTCGATTGGCCCATTCTTGGCGTGGGAGATTATGCGCCGTACTGTACGGCCATTGATCGACCGAATTGCCGAGCATGGAGTGAATCCCCAAGCGGCGATGGAGGCGATTAAGAACAATCCGCATCTTGCCGCTCTTGAAAGCGCCTTGGTCAAGGCTTATGCAGCCGGCAACACGCAGCAGGTCAACCAACTGTCGCAGGAATTGGCGACGCAATTGATGATGCAAATGCCTCAACAGGAGCAGTAACATGAAGGGTGTAGCTGATCGCGATTCGATGATGCAAGACATGTTGGCAAAAGCTGGCCCACCGGCTCAAGCAGCGCCGGCTCAAGAGCCAAATGACCCAAAGGCGCTGATTGACTCGGCAATTGAGCAAATCGCAGCTTATGCCGAGAATCCAGACCAAGTCACGCCTGAGACTATTCAGCAACTCATTGAGATGCTGCAGCAAGCCAGCGCGGCCTTGGGTGGCGGCGAGGAGGCTGAAGCTGCGCCTCCTATGATGCAAGCGCCGATGGGGCAGTAAACCGGGTTGTTGCTGGTTTAAACGCCGGGCCGGTATAATGCCCGCGTTCGACCTCAAGGCACCAACGGCGCAAGTCGGCGGCCGTCACGTATTCGATGTCCCAAGCGTCGAGCGCCGGCCGCCACTTCGGGTCAGCATAGGCTTTGCGACTCGCCTCAGCGCCGTATAGGACGGTTAATGGGCATTGGCGAGGCTCTACGCCGAATAGAGCGTCGAATGGCGGCGCTTTAAGACCGTCGATTCGAGCACGGAGACGACGTGCGTTTTCAGCCGTGCCGATTAAGCAAAGCCATGTGCCTACAATGTTGTACATTTGTGTTCCATGGGTAAAAGAGACGACGCCCGAGCCACGCGAAGGGAGGAGAACAGCGCGGGGAGGAGGAGACCGCGCATCGCGTGTCGGGCGTCGAGGGGGCTGTGGGAGCAGCGCCCTATTGTAATATACTCAACCGAGTCAAAAAGTCAAGGGCCAAATTTGCCGATTAAGTACGCACCGGCAATCCAAGGCGCTTCTCGCACTAGGCGAGTGACTAGACTCGGACTAGCTTTACGCTGCCATGCGTCGCGCTGATTGCGGTACAAAGTCGCGACTGACATCGCCGAATCGCGCTGTTCTGCGCGCGTCAGCGCGGTCGCCTGCCAGAACAGCAATGCCAACGAGTCTGTATGATGTTGATAGTCAAGGGACTTAATCGTCGCCGTTTGGGCGTCTAAAACCTCTTGAACCTCGGCGAGTTGCGGTGGCAAGGCGGCTAGAAGCGAGTCTGAATGTCGACGAGTAACCACGACGATGTTATTCGCATTGCGCATCTCGGCAGCGTGCCGAGCCGAGTCGACCTTGATTTGAAATTCAAGAGCGACAATCTCGCCTAGTAGACGACCACGGACCAAATCGGTCGAGTCTCCAGAACTGCGCAATTCGACGTCGGATTGCCCGCGTTTAAACTGACACCACCCCCATACATAGGCGAGGACAACAGCGCCCAAGATCAGCAAGACTGTGCGCAGTGTTTTATTCATGCGGCACGCCCATTGTTTGCTGACGTACAGTCGGCATAGCCTGCGTTGAGTCGCTTCCCGGCGTTGCCGGCGTCACTGGCTCGTCATCAACTGCTTGCCGAGTCTGCTCGCGGCTAACCGCCAAAGCGGCCGTCAATTCGTCGACTTTGTCAATCGTCTCAGTCAATCGACTATTGGCGACTTTATGCGTTGCGCGCGAGACAAGCAATGTCACAATAGAAATTACACCGCTCAACGCCACTGTGGCCATTGTAATAAAAGCAATGATTACGCTTGTTGAGCTACCCTCTTGCTGAATCATCTTACACTCCTCAGTTCATTTTCAAAGCTGCTTTGCGTACTCGGTTCAGTCGGGGAATCCAGACTTGAACAGTAAACCACGGGAAGCGACTTGACTCGCCCTTGTTGCGAGAATCTTTGGCGTATTCCAAAACGCGCTGAAAACAAAGCTCGTCGATTAGCTTCGGCACGTCGCGCAATTTCGAATTCAGCGCCGTTTGGGTCTTCGGCCCCCAAGCAGCGTCGTCGGGGACGCCGACTGCGCGTTGAAGAATTTGAATAGCCGTCCCGCTGCCTTGATTTACGCTTGAATCAAACAAGACATAGGCGACTCCTGTAGGAACATAATCGCCCTTAATCGGAACCCAATACTCGGCGTTGTAAACCCACTCGGCGTGTTGCCGAGTGAAATCACGAACGTAGCGCGGATACGCATTATACTTCGGCTTGTCGCGCATTGTGCTCCACGCCCGTTGACTAATGCCCCAATTAGTCTCGCCGCCACCATCGCCGGGGATGTTGGCGTATCCAGACGGATTGCCGGGAAGACCAACCCCCTCGTCGATGAAGACGAGATTCATGAGGTCAGTAAAGCGCGGCATTAAGTGGCGGCGTTCGTGATTTGATTCGCCGACGTTGGACGCGTGACGGTATACAATTCAACCGTGACCGTCGCCGTTGTGGCGCCCGCCACAATGATGTCAGCCGTCTCGTTGTCTCCACAAACCAATGGGCGTTTAAACTCGTAGATGACTGGGGCCATTGCACCAATTGGCAAATTGCCCTGTCGCATAACGACAGCACCGCCATTGCGGCGAATTTGCCATGTGCCGGCAGCCGTCGACGAAACGCCGAACGAAACTGAGAAGCCAATGACGACGAGTTGCTGGCCAGCGCCCGGCGCCGCTTGGGTCGCCGTTGCCGCTGCAGTGCCGCTTGCCGTCTTTGTGTTCTCGGCGAAGCCGCCGAGGAAATCCTGCTTTTCCATTTTACTTCACTCCAAGAAGCAACAGCATGAATGCGTATAGATTAGGCGCGTAACGAAAGTACAACACAGGATTAGGCGTGCCCGGTGGCGACGAGGCCGGAATGTTGAAATGCTGTCCGCTGCCAACCGCTGCGAGCGACATTTTACTTCGCCTCAACTTTGCGACTAGCTGTATGACTGCCGCGAGTCCACAATTCGGCATTGGTTCGCGCTGGCCCAACTGCCTCGTTGTAAACCCGCTTGGCCTTTTGCAGATCGTCGCCTTTGTACAACGATTTAAAGAACAACCCATGACTCGATGAGCGAGTCAGTCGTACTTCATACGCAGAGTATGAAACAGGCATGACCGAGCCGTCGGGGACGGCTAGCCATTCCTTGCCGAATAGGCGCCAACGCCAGAAAACATAAGCGCCGCCAAATCCGCTTAGAACACTAACGGCTAGAACGACTAAGAGCGACAGCAGGGCTTCAAACAACATTACGCCCAACCGCCCAAGAAGATAATGTCATTGGAACCAACACCAAAAAAGGTCTCAATGTTCGCGAGGACTTTGGCTTTCAGAACCGCAATAGTATCGCCCCAAACAACATCAACGCGAGTGCCGTCATTGCTGCAAGGCAGATTCTCAACGGCCAATTGCCCTTCTTCCCAAAGAAGAACGCCGTAACAACACACAACTTGGTCTGTTCCAACCGGAGCCGAAAGTACAGGCTCTTGAACATAGATTTTCTTAGCCATTAGGGTTTCTCGAACCAATGTGCAGTGTAGCTAAACCCCCACGTAGTTGTAGCGGGCATTACGACTTGAGTACGCATGGCAAGACCGTCGCCAGCAGCCAATTTAACCGGCTCGTCGAGTGGCTCGAAAATCCACTCAAAGCCGCCATTGACTGCTCCACTCGTCAACTCAGGAAACGTTGGCATGATCGAAGCAGCAATGATGTCGCCAAAAACCACGCTGGTAACAGTAAGAGCGGCGTTGTTGTCGCGCACATCAGTCATGTCGCTCGTCGACGGGTGCGATGCATTCTTCTTCGCGACTGTGCGCGCAGTTCCCGTTGACGGCGTGGCGGTCGTGAAACGTTGCCAAGCCAAAACGCCGGGGATGCCGCCGTTCGCGCCGGGCGTGATGACTGTAACAGCCAGTCGAATGCGCGTAACGTAGGCAAAGCGCGAAGACGCCGGCGCGAAGCGTAGAGAGACCAATGTTGTGCTGGCTGCCAAAGTCGCAGCGACTGCGGCGGTCGACCAGCCCGACACGACATATTCGCCGCCGGCGGTATAACCTTTAAGTCCTTCGGCAATGAACAGATTTTTGCCGCTGTCGACTTCGGCAAACTGCCCGCCAACTGTAGGTGATTCAAGAACAGCCATTAAGCGCTCACCGCGTAATTAAACTTCACATTCCCTTTGAGATTCGACCAATGACCACAATGCCAATAGACTCGAATCGTTGTTGTGTTCAAGACATAGCCAGCGGCGTAGCATTGATTCATTTCCGCCTCGTCTTTTAAAGTGCCCTTGCCTGTGTAGACGGCGACTGCCTGATTGACTAAAACTTGTTTGTCAGCGGTTAAGCCGCTTAAACCAGTAATGTCAAACGTGCCGTCTTTGGATGCAAGAGCGCCTAAATCTTTCTCAACAGTTGTCAATGTTAGGCTGCCAGCCGCGCCACCCGGCACATTGACTGTTGCGACTCCAGCGGCGACTGTAACACTGACTCCAGCGCCGGTAAAGTCGAGAATGCGCGAAACTCCTTGTTTAATGCCCTCGTCGCGAAATTCGCAAAACGTCGGGTTTGAAATCGGCATTTACGCATACTCCTGAATGGCTAGATTAGACGCCGCCGCTGAGGCAATGGCATTCACCGCGCCTAAATCAAACATGAATGAATCCATTTCAAAGCTGCCGCCGGGATATAATGTAATCCCGCGATCAAGCACGGCGGCTGAGCCAAAGCCGAGCGAAATTCGATTATCGCTCGTGTTGACTAAAGCTAAGCCTTTGCGACTGGCATTTGCAGCAACGGCCTGAGCCGACGCGACGCCGACGGTGGCAAATGTCGGTGCGGCTGGTGCCAAATCGACTACGGCCTGCGACACTGGGAGCGCTGATTGATCGCTGGCAAGTACAACCGGCAGCGATGACGCCATTACCTTCTGGCCGATCAACGCTGCTGCACCATCGGACAAACGAGCAAAGACCGGCGTGGCGACTGGAGCGTCTACTGTCAACGATGCCGCGTTGTCCGTGACTGGAACCGCTACACCGCTGGCGTCAACACTTAGACGCCCGCCGACCAAAGCGGCGGGAAGCTGCGCCTTAATCGGCAAGTCAATGAATGTCGCATCAGCGGCGTCTCGAACGCGAACGTCGACTTTGTCTTGACCAGTTGCCAAATTGCGAATGTCAAGGTCAAGAGCATCAACAGTAAGAGCACCGCCATTGTCCGAAACCGGCTGAACGACGGCAGACGCGTCGACTTTGAGCGCGCCCGCCGTTACCCCGACCAAATTACCAGCAGAATCGACAATGACGATCTCCTCGGCGTGGACAGTCGTCCCGCCGTGGAGATGCGTTTGAGACCCGAGTTGTTTCGTCGGGGCTGCATCTTCCTTAATGTCGATCTGGCCGTCAGCCAAAGTTTACTCCAATTCGCCGCGCAAATACTGCCGCATCTTCTCGCGTGTATTTACGTCAGCCGGCATCGTTTCGCCGCCGCCCGGCGTGGAGCCGCCGCCGCTTGGAGGCGCTTTACGCGTTTTTCCCCGAAGACGTTCAGTCGACGCATTAGTCTTTCCTGCTTCGAGCGCAGTCAAGCGCTTGGTCAAATCGGCGATTGTCTTGTCTCGTGGGTCTCCATCAGCCTGTGGCTGTGCAACGCTCTTGCCATTCGCCGCGTAGCCGTGCCCTTCAAGAATGGCTGGCATCTCGTATTGCAGAATAGCTTGAATCTTGTCAGGAGTCAGGAAATCGCCCTCTTGCTCACAGAGGTACAACACGTATTGAGCGATTTCAATTGCATTCGCGCCATATTGGGTTGCCAACTCCTGCGCGCGTGGAACAATGTTCTCGTTGAAGAATTGTTGACCAATTTCGTCAAAGCGCGAGTCGTCGGCTGGCGCCGCTTCTCGGCCGTTTGAAGCAGGCGCGCCACCCTGCGCGAGCGCTTGCTGATACGCCACGGCCAAACGCTGAATCGGTTCGGGATTGCCATTGACCAATGCGGTCAGTGCAGTGTCCCATACTCGACGCTCGTTATTGAATTGCGCCACTTGTGACTCGGCCGCAACTGCGCGTTGCATGGCTTGAGCACGTTCAGCGCGCGTGTCGACCAAGACTTTCTCGTTGTAGTGGCCAAGCGACGCGACTCGTGTCAAATCACGAAGCGACTTGCGCTGTTCCTTCGAGAGCGCGTTATAGCCAACCTGAACCTTGCCTGTCAAAAGATCAAGAGCCGAAACCTTGGTCGGGTCTTTAATCTCAGCGCCCTTGGCGTCAAAGAGCTTAAAGCCTTCGAGTTTAAACGGCGCAGTCGTCGGGGCAACGATTGGCGGCGCTTCAGTGCCCGGCGCCGCGTCGTCGTCTTCCTCAGTCGCAGATTCACGAGCCTTCGCCCATTCGGTCGTCAACTCCTCGTCAGTCATTCCTTCGGAGATTTCGCCCAATTGCTCACGCAACTGTGCTGGCGTATAATCGTTCTCGCCACCCGCCAAGTCGCCGAGTCGAGCGTCGAATTCAGAATCGGCAAGAGTCTGCGCGACAATGTCGTCGTGGCCACTGCTTCCAGTGGCGTTCGCCGGCAAAGATTGTTCAAGAGCCATTGTTTAAACGTCCTTTAGGCTTGAGTGCCTGCAATTTGCTGCTCTCCACCCGTCAACTCGGCAGGTGGCAACTGACTAGCTGCTGACGGAACGGCTGAAGATTCGGGATTCGGCGAGGTTTGAGGCCCACCGCCAGTCGGCGCTCCACCCACTGTAGGAGGCGGCGGCGGCTGACTCGCAGCAGCGACCCCGCCAGTCGGCGTTGGTTGCATAGTGGCCAAGCGGTCGGCCGGGATTCCCGTCGTTTCCATCGGGATTGGAGTCACGCCAGTCGGGTCATTCATTGCACGTTCCAACTGATCGTAAATGCCCCAACGCTCAAGGGCAAGTTGTCGCATGCCCCAAGGGCGGCGCTCGTTTAGAATGATTTCGAGCAAAGCTGGCTTATGTACTGTCGTATACGCGGCTGGAACGCCCATTTGAGCAGCGGGTCCAACAGCCCCTTGCTGAGGCATTGGCGGCGCTTGCTGCACATCCTGCCACAAGACAGGAATGCCGCCATAACCCGCCGAGTAGCGCTGAGACATGTCTAGCTTCTCAATTTCTTCCCACTGTTCTTCAAGCTGCGTGTTCACAAACTGAGCGCGCTCCCACTGATCTGAGTCGCCCATGCGAATGTCACGAATGTTTGAAAACACGCTACCTTTTTGATACGTTTGCAGCGTAATCCGGCCCTTGTCGAGTTGCTCCTCAAGCAATTGCTGCTGAAGCGCCCGAGGAAGCGGCATCATGGTCTGTGGGTCAACATAGACCATCGGTCGATCACCAAGCATTTCTCCATCAATGCGCTTGGCCAAATCACCACGCCCGCCAACTGCTGGAATCAAACGCGGCTCGTCGAATAGCCATTGCGCATATTTGACGATCAGGATTGCAAATTCCGTCGCGCCTTCAGCACCAGCACGAACGGCTGGCCCAAACGTACGCTCAAGCGCTTGCTGCATAGCCAGAACGGCACGGCCCGAGATGTCTTGCGCCGAGGCAGACCCGCCGCCTGTAACTTGACCACGCGCAATGTCGTTCCAGCCGGTTTTGTCTTCAAGCTTTTTAATCAACCAGTCGAGCAAGCGCCAAGCGTCTTGGCCGGCGGAAACCGGCGGAAACTGATCTGGCTTCGCTCCTTGGTATTCAACGAAGCTGCCAGTAATGTTCGAAAACGTTTCTTCAAGCACTGTGCCCTTCAGTGCCAACATTCGCCCGCCGGTGAACCAGCGCGCGTGCTTAAGCAGCGCCGACAACAAGGCATTAATCGCCATCTGATCGCCAATCCAATCCGACATGATTGGACGTGGGAAAATGTCGGTGTCTGCCGAACCGTCTGTAAAGCGGGCGAGCGGAATGACACCACCCGGCAACTCGTCGCCACGGTCAACGATTTTATCGCCGATTAGACGAATCCACAATCCAGATTCAAGACCCGGCTCGTGCTGATCGGGGGCAATCCAAAGAATGTACTCAGCCACGCCCTCAGTGATGCGTTGACGACGAGTAGGAAATGGCGGCAATCCGCGCTGCCATCCCATACTACGGTCCAGCGGCAAATCCATCGCGTCGTTCTGCGACGAAATTTGAGTCTCGGCTTCGAGTTGCGAATTTCCTGTTTCAAGGCGAGCTTGCTCGACAGAACGCACACGTCGAACGAGCGCCCATTTGGCACGGTCAACCGGCCCGTTGACAGAACGCGCTTCAGGGTCGAAGACAACTTCGTGAGCAAGCAGAATCCGGCAGGCAATCTCGCCCTCGTAGAGAATACGAGGTTCAGCATCGGGCGGAGCGACTACGCCTTCGTCGGCGTAAGGCAATTCAAGCAAGCCTTGCTCATTAATCATATAGCCTTGCGCCTTCAAGCCGGCGAATCGTTCGTCGGTCTCAGGAATCAAGTCAACGTCTTCGCGCGTCGGCCCGGCGTTTTTGTCTACAAAGACGTGAAGGAACGAAACGCCGTCTGATTGCGCATGAAACCAAGCGTCTTGAAACGCGTTCCACGCGCGCAACATGTAGAAGTAATACTCAGTGACCGACTGTTGCGCTTCAGCCGATTCACGGCCGGCAACGCCGCCGACCAGTGGCTCGTGACGGAAGCCGGGCTTTTGCTCTGAGATTACGCCTAGACGGAAATCAAGAGCCGGCCCAATAACGTTCAGGACTGAGCGCACATCATTGGCATCAGCTTGAGGCTCACGCCACGTCCGACCGTCGCGAGTGGAAATCCACTGATGTCCCGCGCGGAAATGCCGATGCCGAGTCCAGTGCAAGCGCTTATCGCGCATCACGCCATCTTGCTGCTTGCGCTGAGACTCAATCCAAGTGCGCCACTTCTTTCCATCTTGCTCGTCGAGTAAAGGCATGCCTTCGCCGAATTTGCGCGCAAGGCGTTTCTTCGGGTCGGCGACATCCATACTCGTTGTATCAGGCGTCAGTTCACTCGTCATTACTCAGGCTTTGGTTCTTCAACAACCCCATCCTCTCGCTTCAAAGCGGCAAGAACTTGCGTCCAACCGCCGAGATCACTACGCAATGCCCGTGCATGTCGGCGCCGGCTGATTCGCGCCCACTCGTCCGATTCCGCGTCGATGTAGTCGAGTACGTCAAGCGGCATCGGCTCCTCATTGATCGTCGTCGGAGCGGCGTCTGGCGGCACGGCTTGGACGCGAACGGTCAGCAAAGCTGGAATGGCTTGCGTGACGTCTAAAGTGCCAATGACATCTGCCCGCACATCGCCGATGTCAACGTGAATGACAGGAGGGTGACGCAGCAGGTAGAAGAAGGCGCCTAAACCAGCGGCCAGCAACAACATAATCAATGTTACAGCAATTGTCAAGGGGGTCATTTAGTCCCAAGCTCCCAAATCTTGGAAGTAGTTCTGCTCAGGCCGCTTAGCGTCATCGACGATTTTGTCAAACGTTGTGTCAAACTGACTCGGGTCGCGCTTAGTCGTAGTTGGCATCGTCGATTGCGTCGCCGGCTGTTCATAAACCGCCATTACTCCATAGCGTAGAGTGTCAGCGGCGTGATCTTCCTGCCGCGGCCGGATGTCATTCGGGTCTTTGCCCGGCCCTGAATTGCGCTGAAGCTTAGGCAACGTTCGAACGAGGTTTGGAGCACCGTGGCCAAACGCGTCCATTGGCCAGACGCGCAAAGCGGCTTTGCCCTGCAAGTCGATGATTTTAGACCAGCCGGCAAGACGATCAGTATTTGCCTTCTCGACGGTTACGCCCTTCATCGTGAGCATAGAGGCAATGCTTTGATTGTCTCCACTCGCGCTTGGCTTGCGATTCATCATTTCAGGCGAGCCAATTGAATACATTACGCCTCGCAGCTTCAACTGTTCTTCGCGCTGTTTAATATAGTGTGCAATGCCTTCAAGCGTTGTTTCACGCACATACAATTCAGAGACTACGTCGACAACACCAGCGCGGGCGTAGTACAAAAGCCACAAGACGCAGGTATAATCGTCGATGCCATAGTCGATTGCTCGAATGACGACGTAGTCAGAGTCGAGCATCGTCGGTTTGTCGAGCACGATCAATGGCTTTTTAAACATGGCGCCAACAAGTTGGTCCCAACGTCCATGAATGTACGCAGCGACGTCTTCAGGCGGCATTCCGCTGACCATGCCGGCGACATACTCCTCGCGGTTCGGCATAGCAGTATTGTCCCAAACTGTCGACGGAATGAATTGCCGCGTAATCGTCACATTGGCGTGTCCCTCGCCAATGTCAACGATTTCGTCATAGACCTTATACGCTTCGCGCAACGTGCCTTGCTGCTCGACGCCGATGAAACGATTTAAGACCCAATCGTGCCCAATGTCGCCGGGGTTCGTGCCTGAGCGAATTTGAAGCGGAAGATCAATCGACTTGGTTCGATTACGTGTGAACATGAACGCGTACATTGGCTCTGAGAACGACGTGACTTCGTCGAAGCAGACCAAGTTGTACTCAAACGATTTAAACGAGAAAATGTCTTTCTCGTGCTCGGCGTAACCCATTTGAACAATGGCGCCGCTTGGGAATCGCCAACGTGACTCAGCTTCTCGCCACTGCGCGCCCGGCACGGCAAGAGGATACAATTGCAAGCTGCGGTCGATCATTTCTTGCAGATTTGGCCGTGTACGCCGCAGCATCAATGCGCGATGCTTCGGATGCTCAACGTAACGTAGAGCACAGGCCAGCAAAGCGTCGGTTTTACCGCCTCCTACTGCGCCGCCGTACAAGACTTCACGCGCCTCTGACATTAGGAAAGCCGTTTGAGGTCCGTCATTAGGCTTCCATAGAATGTCATTGCTCATGCAGTTTATGCGCCTCAATGCACTGCTTGCAGATATGTGCCGATTCGCCGAATCCTAGAGTAGGCAAGATAATGATACCTACAGGCCCTCGCTTGTCCTCTTGCGACTTGCTGACTTTTCCATACGCACGATCAAGAATGTGCTTAATAATCGACGTTTGAGCGGCCGTCGCTTTAGTGACTCCAGAGGCAATGGCCTTAACTGTGTCTTGAAGCGAGTCGGCAAGTTCTTTCCAATCGCCGGTCGCTTCGGCGATTTTAAGCTTTTCTTGCAAGTCGGCGAATTTTGCCGGCGTAAGTGGCGGCTGTCCTTTGCGCTTAATGTCGTAGCAGCGCCGGCACAAACCATCAGGATATGGCCCTGAAGCCCGCTTGCCGCACGCCGGGCATAGAATTGCATCAGCCGGGGTTGTTGGCATTCTGCGCCTTCATGGTTTCAAACAAGTAGCCCATTGCATTGAACATAATTGCGCAAAGTGCGTCTTCGAGGAATTTTAAGCGCTCTGGAGTAAGTGGCAATTCAGGCTGCGTTCGATGAATCTCCCACAAATCCATCGCATGCCGCAGCATTGACTTCATGTATGAAGTCAGCGGCACGCCTTTTTGCCAATTGTCGCTCGACCGCATTGTTTGGCCGGGGGGAATATTGGCCAAGCGCTTCTCATGCATATACTCGGCAAAGCGCCGAAGAACGAGCGGTGACATGAAGCCTTCATAATCCAGCTTCGTCACATCGTTGCCACGAGTCGCGCCTGTCGAGAACAACCGAGTGTCTACAGAAACGTCGACCATTCAATCGCCTCCAATGATCTTGAATTGCTGCTCAAGCTCAACCGCCCACGTTGTCAAGTGCATATGCCGCAGTGTATGCGCCAATGTGACCATGCGCATACGCTCAGCCTCTTGAATCGACTGTCCATTCAAGATCGCGTCAACGTACACTACTGACGTCTGCAGGACGATCTTTCGAAGCTCGTCGAGGGTTAGCCGTGGCGACATTTTTAACCTCAGTGTTCTTAATCTCGAAGTAATCAGCGACGACTTCGAATCCCGCTCCGACGTATTTATGCACCCAACGCGGGCCGACTAGAAGAATGTGAATCCAGCCATTCTCCATATAGTAGTCCTTGGCCTCGTATTCTTCAGAGACAGTGCCGGTTGGCCCGATTTTGATGTTATACACTGCTCAATCCTCGCAAGTATTGCACTGCTTTCCACGGCGAATCAAACACGTCGAGGTCTCGCTCAAGAGCGCCAAAGACCAATGTGGGCACGCCCATAATCCCTTGCGTCCACCAGCGTGTCGAGTAGGGGTCAGGGCCGGTCTTGAATGTGCCATTTTGTACAAACAACGTCTTGCCGCCAATGTTGTAGCCAAGCTCGCGCAGGTTGTCGTAACGATACGCGACGTGATACGCCGGCTTGTGCAAATGCCCTGAGATCGTAACATCGGCAGGAATCACCATGTCGTACATCTTCCGCTGCGGGTACGTCTCGTTCAACTGAGATTGCCACTTCTCGCCGTGATTGACGTGGAGCAAATAGTCTTGCTGACCAACCTTTAGACGCACCAAGCCTCGGCCGGCGAAGTATGGAACCTTGCGATCAAGTAGACGCTTCACAACGTTTAGACCAACGCGATCTTCAAACCATTTGGCGTCATGATCGCCCCACGTCCAATACAAGAGCTTGCCAGCGGCGGTTAACTCGTCAACCAAAGAGTCCATGGCATGAAGCTGAGCGCCGATTGAGCCAGCCATTTGATCTGAAGACGCGGCGCCTTTAACGCCGGGAATAAAGCCTTCAATTGAGTCTCCTGCAATGCCGACGTAGAGATTCGGAGTCTCAAGGATGAAATCCAGCGTTTTGCGAATGGACTTATGGTTAGTAAAACCGCCGCCCATGTGCAAGTCTGACGCTGAAGCAATGGCAATTGGAATCTCAGTCTGAATGTCAATCGTCAGCTTTGAAACGATGTTGTCAGCGCGTTTGTGCAATTCCAACATTGCGTCAAACGCGTCCAGCCACTCGCGCCAATTCGGCGTTTCTGGCACCTTCCAATCAGGATACTCAGGAGGTACGTGATCGACACGCGCAGCGGCACGAGCAAAGCGTTTCCGTGCTGCCTCGCCACTAGAGAGACTAGTCAAACCGGCGATTTCATCCCAAGACTTGCCAGATGCGCGCCACAGTTTTACGTCTTCAAGATCGAACGTCATCGTCCAAGACTCCGTGTAAATCCTTTGTCGTCGCCCAAGTCGTGAATCGCCATGGGTGGAAGCGGTGGGAATCGGCCAGCGCGCAGCATTTGAATGCCGTCCTTGCCGATGCGGTCTACATACTGCGCTGTGTCAAGAATGGCTGCCGTGTCAGTCGACCCGCGGAACCAAGAGGCAATACGTGTCATGTCCGTGTCTGCATTGATCTTCGGCGTGTGATGCACAAGAACAATGCTCAGTCCGTCTCGGTTACTCCACTTACGGACATCGTTATAAATAGCTGACATCGCGGTTGAATCGTTTTCATCCGCAGCATGAAGACGCCGAAGGGGGTCGGCAACAAGCATATTGAAGTCTTCGTCAAGCATTTTCTCCCGAAGCCAGTCGCGTTGTGCACGAAGATCAAGGCGCATAGCTGCCGCCTCAATGAAGTGAATGTTGAACAAGTTAGAAGCGACGCCTTGAAGCTCAGCGTATTTGGTGATTCGCGAGTTAACAGTCGCAACTGTTTCTTCGCCGCAGAGGTACAAAATCTTTGGCGGCTCAGCGACGACTGACTTAAGGCCCAAAACCTCGCCCTTACTCATACCGACGAGAAGCCAGCCAATTAAACGACTTTTGCCCGACTTCTCAGCACCGGCGACGGCGTTGATTTTAGACTCCTGCCACAAACCGTCGATCAGCCAATTCACGCGTTGCACTTTCATCAATGGGTCATACCGAACGACTGGGTACAACGAGTCAAGGTTGTGCACACGTTAGCGTCGACTTCCTGCCAAGGCGGCAAGCAAATCGTCGAGGGACGCAACGACTTTCGTCGCAAACTTGTACATGACGTCGAAGCGTTCTGGCTGAGCGTCGAGCAAGATGTAGCCGGGTTTACGCTGCCCAATCAGGTAGCCAAGCTCCAAGTGGCCAGACTTGCCAGCCGGCATGACCAAGACGCCGAGATCGGCAGAATCCAAGTGCTCTTTGTCGAAGTCAAAGACATGTCGCGCCGAATAGCCATTGAGCGCCTCAATGAATGAGTGCCCACGGCCGATTTCATACTCGCGCCACGTGTCATCAGCGGTCGGTCCAGCGGCCATCCAGTCGTCAAAGACGTCGAAGCCGATTGTGCGCAGGGCCTCGCCGACTTTAATGACATTCGGATTGCGCAGAGAGCCGATTAGGTAGACTTTCTTCATTACCCGCCTCCACTGGCTTCAAACCAGTTCATGCCTGTCTTCATGTCTGCAGGGAATTTAATACCCCAAAGCTCTTGTGTCAAGAGCTTGGTGGCCAAAGCCTTGCCTTCTTCCACGCGGTCAAGCGGCGTTTCGATCAAAAGAGCGTCATGTCCGTGCTGCACGGGGGTCAACAAACCACCCCACTCGCCGCTTTCGTAGTACATCGCGTTTAAACCAAGAGCAAGGACAAACGCCGCCGTGTCTTGAGGCAAGCGACTCCAAACCTGCTTCTTGCTCTCGTACTTCAATTCCTTGGTCTTTTTGTCTCGCAAGTAACCTGCCCATGTGAATTCTCGGCCGGTCAGCGGATTGCGCAGTCGCGAAGTCCGATATACCTCGTCGACAATGTTCTCTTGCCAGAGTTTAACGCCACTGAACACGCGGAAGAAAACGTCGATCATGTACTGCACTTGCTTAACTGTCAAGCGCAAATCGTCGCCCATGCGGAATGATTCGGCGTTTAGTTCTTTGACGAGTTGCTCAGCACGTCCACCATACATGACGGCGTAGGTCAAACGTTTGGCCTGCTGCCGAGTGATCTCTGCGCCGCTGCCAAGCATTAATTGCACAACGCGCGTATGACTGTCGATCTTGCCATCTTGCTTATTGCCCGGCCAATTGATTGGCACGTTAAACGCTTCAATCAAGCGCTTGTCTTTAGACAGAACAGCAACGACGCGAGCCTCAATCTGCGACATGTCGGGCTGCAGAAAGATGAACCCGTCCCGAGGAACGACGAAGCGACGAGCGGGCTTTGGCAGATTCTGCCCATTCGTCCCTGCCTCTAACAGACCTTCCTTAGAAGCGACGCGGCCGGAGCCAGTGCCGAATGGGTCAAAAATGCAGTGCAGCAAGCCATCACCGCCCGCGTGCAAACGCGCGACTGTGTCATGATCTGCACGTGTCTCGCTGACCTCGACAATCTTGGCAATAATCGGATGCTTGTCCTTAATCGGGTCAAGCTGCGCCGCTTTGGTCGTCTCTTTGCCCTTGAATTTACGTGCACGAACGCCTAGACCTCGAAAGACCACGTCGGCGATTTGCTCTGGCGAGTCGGAATTGAATTCAAGTTTCTTGACAACTTTGCCGCTGCCCCGACACGTCACGCATTCCGGCCATGAGAGTTTAAACGTCTTAATGGTCTTAAACCCATGATACTCGGCCGTCTTTTTGAGATCAACGGATTGCGTTTCAGCGACCCAACAAACGGTTCGACCTTCAAGCGCGCACCGCTCGCAGTGAATGCGCTGTGTCTTGCCTCCTCCACAGCAGTCACACTTGCGCATAACACGAAACAAGTGCGGCTTTTCGAAGCTCGCCAATTTCTTCTCGACAATTGGTTCAACGAGCTTCTGCAACTCAGCGTCTTGAGCGAGCAGAGACGCGCCGATTTCATCCTCAACCTCTTGGCGCACGACTTCGTCGATCTTGAATCCAGTCGCTGTCATCTCCATCAATGGCATCAACAAACGATGATCGTGCTCGGCAATCGGCATCAGGCCGCGGTCTTGAAGACTGCGCAACTGCGCCCAATACGCGTCGAAGCACACAACTGAGTCCATGCCGCAGTAGATCAGAATGTCGTGATTGGCCAGCCATTTGTGGTATGGCCAATTCGTGAAGCGACTGGCAATGTGCGGAGACAATTCCTTTTGCAGCGCTGTATTCAGAATGTGCGCGGCGCCCTGCGTGTCAAAGATTGGACGTGCGACTTTAATCTTAAGACACTTGCGGAAAAACGCAAAATCGTGCGTCCAATTATGCGCAACCTTCATAACACGCGCCGATGTCAGCAAGGCAGTTAAAGGCGCGCGGAATTCCTCGCTCCATTCAAAAACGTGAACCTCGTCCTCAGTCGCAATGCCGATGACCCAAGGCTCAAGCTCCGAGTCGACCGAGATCAAATCAGGGTCGCTCTTGACCAATCGTTTCAGCGCTTCAACGTCTTGAATATACCACTTACGATACACAGTCGGCGTCACGCCGTCCTTGGCGATCTTCGCCGCTTTGGCAATATCCATCAAGAACCATGGAGACCAATTCATCTGGCGTAGAATCGCCGCTGGATGAAACGTTGGAATGACGACTGAGTTAAGCGGCAAGGCGCCCGGCGGATTGAGATTCAACCGGCTCAAATAGTCTTCCGGCGCGCAAGCGGCCGGCAGAGCAAGGCCCTCGACATAGTCGAGTTTAAACGCAGCGGCGGGCAAGACCGAGCCGCGCCACTGCCCAATGAATCCCTCTTTCCGAGACTCACCGCGCTGTACTACTGGGGGCTTTCCGCCGAGGAGCCATTCAGTGGGATTGGCTCCAAGTGCGACGAATACACGAGCGTGTTTGAGAGCTTGAAGCTCGTCTCGTAGACGAGCTTTTCCCCATGCCAAATCTTCAAGATCGTGGTCTGCAAAGTGGTCTCCCGGCGCCCGCACGGGCACCAAATTCATGAGTCGGATTTCAGAACGATCAATGCCAGCGTGGCGCAGCGCAATGTTTAGCTGCTTGCCGGCCTTGCCGACGAATGGGATTCCTTGCTCAACTTCGTCTTGAGCAGGAGATTCGCCGATGAAAACGAGTTGAGCAGAAAGCGGGCCGCTCGAATCAACGACCCGCTTTCCGCTTGGGCTTAGATCAGTCAAGATGACTGACCTCCAGAGTGATTACTGCTGCTCGCCGCGGCGAGTGGTGAGATTCAAGCCAAGATCACGAGCCGTCTTGGCGCTCAACATGTCGATCAAGGCGTTCGCGCCATTCGCTGATTGGCCAGAGTTGCCCATGACCACGCCCGGCACCCATGCACCCTGATACTTCGGCGCGTTCTCAGCCCATGCCGTCATGACATTGACATAAGCTGCGAGCTTAGCTTCAAGCGCATTGTCTGCCTGCATGAGCAAGCGACGACGAGCGGCTTCGCCCTCGCCCCGTGCGATGTTAGCCGCACGTTCTTGAAGCGCGGCTCGTGCGTCGAGCGACGCGACTTCAAGCTCCTGCTGAGCGACTACAACGGCCGCCGCTTTCTCCGTCTCTTTCTCCCAACGCGCAGTGGCGGCGTTGGCGCGGCCGGTCTGTTCAGCGGTCAAAGCCTGCTGCTCGGCCTTACGCGCTTCAGCAACCGCCGTGTTGACAGCCATGGCGTTGCGCTGCTGAGCGGCAATCTGATCTTCGACGATCTTGTCGTAGGCAATGTCGCTTACGGCAAAGTTGAAGGCTGTGACGCCAAAGGCTTCAAGCTGCGACTGCTCCTGCCGCTGCGGCTTGCCATCCGTCATGGCAATCTCAGCGACGGTTACAGTCTTGTCCTCGCCGGTAATCGGGTCTTTCATCTTGAGATCGCGCCGAGTCGTGCGGTAGACTCCGTGAACGATCTGATCTTCAATCCAGAAGATCAGATTCGACCGCTTCTCAGCGTAAGATTCCGTCGAAGACAAAAGCGGCCCAGTCATGAAGATCGACTTGTCTGTAATGACAGCCAGCAAGCCGGCCTTAAGAGCATCAGCCGACGTGTACGACTCATACAAGCTGCGTAGAATCGCCTCGTTCAATGGCAGACGGAACTGAATCGACCCAACGACCTTGCCATGTCCGCCCTCATTGAAGCGAATCGGGCCTTCAAACGGGTATGTCAAGACCTTGGGATACGACGTGACGCGTCCGAAGCCTTGCCAAACGATGCCCGGCGAGACATGAATGCTGACCTGTCCACGAACGTGCTGGATAATCAGGATTTCGTTCGCATCGACTTTTTCAACGAGCATACCGCTCATAATCAAGCCGACGAACAGGACTAAGCCAATGCCAATGGCGGTAATCCGTTTGACCCACGAGACCGGCGCTTCAGTGCTTCCGTACATTTGTTCACTCCTCCTAGTGAGTGTAGATTAGCGAGTGCGCAGTTTGCGCATAGCCTTTTGAAGCTCGTTGAGGTTCTTCGCCTCAACGACTTGGCCGAATTTGTCTTCGACCACACGCCGACGTCGCAGAATCGGCCACGTCGGTTGATTCTTCCACAATGGCCACATGACTTGCGACACAATGGCCAAGAACAAGAGCGCCATGAGCAAGTATTCAATTAGACGTAGGAAGATCATGGTCTAGTCCTTCCCGAAGATTGCAACGCCAAGAGCGATTAGCCCCATGACAAGCAAGAGCATGACGACAATGGCGAATGGCATCCAGAACGGCGCCAGCACCCACCACCATGACCAGTCGATTACCTGCGCGAGCTTAAAGGCGACAAAAACTATGCCTAGTAATATGCATAGTAATCCACTAGTCGGAGTAGCGCGGTACACAACGATTTTCTTGTCGCTTTCCATTAAACCCCCCTTGGGTAAGTGAGAAAAAATTCGGCGAGTAGGAGTCGAACCTACTCGCCGAAGTGCAGATTACAGACTCGGCTGCGACTCAGGCGCCGTGATCTTGGCGATCTTGGCGAATCCAGCGTCGTCCTCGCTCACGTCGACCAATACAACGCGTCCCACCAACGACGTGGAGTTGTAAGTCGTACGACCCGTGGCGGCCTTGGCAATCCGCTTGAGTTGGCCGCGACCCGCCTGAACGGCGCGGGGGTTATCATGCTGGTACCAATAACCCTTCGTGATCGGGAAGCCAAGCCCTTCGATCTGGAACGTCAACTCGTGCAACGTTCCCGTGTCCTTCTCGACCACGTTGAATTCCGTAATCGTGGCGGCAACGCCCTTCAGCGTCGGTACGCCTGCGTCGCTGACATCAAATTCATCAGCGGCGGTCATCAGTTCGTCGTTCATTCTTTGCTCCTAAACAGCGCTTGCAAGTTGGCTGTTTTTACATCCCATCGTTGCTCAGCCGGCACAACAATGGCGGGGTAGTCTCTAAACTTACATCACGATCAACGAATTGTCAAGCCCTTAAGTCGCGGCGGGGCCAGAGTTTAAACACGCCTCAGCCGTCTCAAGATCACGCGGCGTGTAGTTGCTTCGAGCTTCCGCCTTGACGAAGTTACGGAAATCCTCGACCGAACGAATCTCTGTAAAATCGGTCGGAAAGCGATGATTCTCAAACGGCGTTGGGCACGAGCAGCCGCTGTCCTGCGCGGCGTAAATTTTGCCATCCCGCGTGTCACAAACAAGGATGACGTCGTCGAAGTCGTACGACGCGTTTGGGTCATTCAGTGTGAATAAATGCTCCAAGAAATCAGGAGCGTTGTAGAATGGTCGTTCCATTTAAGCCTCCAATCGACGTTGAGCAGCTTGTTCGATTGCCGTCTTGACCGACAGCCAATCGTTCTTAATTCGATCATTAGTCGCCAAATCGCCGAAGCGATTCTTGGTCGGCCGCTTCGGGTCAGCGCGCCATTGAACATAATGAACGCGCGAGTTGTTGTTGCCCGGCATAACGCCAGCGTACAAGACCGTGCTGAAGAAACTTGGCAGAGCGGCGCGAAATGCGCCGGGAACCGCCGGCATGTTCATTCGACTCGCACCCTCGGTCACTTTCGCGACGCTAGTATCCTTAACGTCGGTCTCAACCACGTGACTCAATGCGATCAAATGAACGCCGAATCCGCGGAATGCACGGGCAAGCCGCAGAAGCTCCTCTTGACGCTGACGCAAGTAGGTGTAAAAAGCTGCGCCATCCGGCGACATCGCTGCCGGTGGCTCGTTGCGTCCATACTTTGCCATCGCTGTGTTGGTTGCCAAGGTTCCAAACGCCGAGACCGTGTCTAAAACCAAGACGGCATAGCGCGACGGCTTCCCGTTCTTGAAGTCTTCGGCGACTTCGGCATAGCGTAGACGTAGCCAACGAATGGCATCTCGCAGCCCAGTCGGTTGGCCAATTAAGTCGGCCGTAGATTCGCTCGGCAAATACGTCGAGTCTTCAAAATGCCGCATGTTGTACGCCGGCATTTCCAGACCGTAATAAGAGTCAAGCTCGTCCAAGGGGCTGGCAAGGACAAGGCCGCTACCTTCGGCAACAAGCGCGCCCCGTGCGAACGTCGACTTGCCAGCCCCACTCGGGCCGGTCAACAGGATTGAATGCGTAAGCTTAGCCACCGAAGATTTCCTCGGCAATGCCAACCACTTCACTGATGAACAAGGTTGCGGCGGCAGCCCATAAATCGACCGGCAGCAGCACGTAGCCGGCAAGACGAATCACCGACTTGATGTATGAAATGCGAGCGTGAATCTGTGCTTTAGTAACCACTGTCTTCCTCTGGAATCTCAAAGTATTCCGATGTGAGCAGAGCAACACGTTCTTCTGGCTCAGACGTACAGAGTCGACGGAACGGACATTCAACGCCATACTCAAAGCAAGACATGTAATTGATCGACGTCTGATTAACCGCCGCGTCCATGAGATCAGGAATCCGCATGTCGCGTGCAAGCAAATCAAAGTCGCGCTCAGCAATGAATTGCGCCTGACGCACAGCTTCATTAAGCGTGTCAACGCTCCAGTCAGGGCAAGGGATGTACTTAACGTTCGACGGAACGTCTTTCAGAATGCCCTCGACGACCACGTCAATGTTCTCCGGCAACATGTCGTATGCCCGAGCGGCTCCAGCCTTATACAGCTTCATCTGAAGCGACGTTTCCCATTGCCGCTCCCACCGCTTGTCCATTCGCGCCGCAGTCTTAGAGTCGACTACGACCAAATGATTCGTCGTTTTATTGAAGACAACGCGGTCTGTCTGAAAGCTGAGCTTAGCCTTCCGTCCATCAGCAAGAACGAGCGGCACTTCAAGACGATCTTCGACTGAAACAAGCTGCCAATCGCCAGTCTCAAGACCGAATGGCCCACTCACTTCAGCAGTCATTGTGTAGGCTTGAATCATAGCCTCGGCGATCTGCAATGTCAAGTCGCCAGCGTTTAAACTCGGATTGGCGTTAAAGCGTTTCGCCCACTCGGCGTTAACAGCGGCATAAGCAAGTCGACGAGCGACGTCACCATCAGCGTTTGACTTCCACCAAGCAGCCGCGCCGGCGTGAATGACACTGCCAAATTCAAGACTCGCGCTGAAGTAACGAGCGCGCTGCAAGATGTCGGCGATTACATGTCGCCGATAACACCGCAGCCCAAGCTCGACTCGCGTCGGAGTGACTACAACAGGAAGGCTCAACTTCGACATTAGCCGATGACTTTCACCACTTCGAATTGTGGCCGTGGAATGACACTGCGTACTTCGACGAGTTGAACATTGCCGGGAAACGGTTGATACCCCTTACTGAACCGATACGCCACCCATGACATGACGTCTTCAAAGGACTGAAACTTCGTCGCTTCGTCGACGGAGCACACCGTCGTGTAGGTGTCCTGAGCGGCGGTTGGCGAGTCTTCGATGTTCCGTCGAATGTAGCGACCGAGCGGCTTGTCACCTTTCCATTGCAGAACGAACATTTTACAAACCCTTTCCGTAGCGCGCCCAGTAGTAAACTAGCATCGGCCAGAGCAAGGCATCGAGCGCAATGTCTTGCCCATCAGCAACGTTTGGATGACTCCACCGATACGCAATCGTTGCGAACAGACCAATGTTAAGATACAACGAGAACAGCAAGTGCACGGAACCGCCTCTGATTAAATCTACAGCCACTTCGTTGAATGTCAACACTTTGATGAATGTCAACTACGACGTCGCACTTCGAGCTTAACCGGCCCGTCGCCGGCGAGACTCGGCGAACTGACAAAATCAGGCGAGCCAAAGACCAAGACCTCGACGAAGTCTGCATTGTCGACGTCGTCAGTAATCACGACTTTGCCGCCATCAAATTCGACCTCAATCACTTCAGATCGCTTAGTCTTCATTGAACAAACTCCCGCGTAGACGCTGTGACTTGAACAAGCGGCGGCACTTCTTGGGTCAACAACGCCAGCCAGCCAACGTAGGCCAAAGCCTCTTTGGCGTAGATTCGTGCGTGCACGCCACTGCCGTTGTAAATACGCAGAGCGTCAGCCCAAGACAGTGCGCCGTCCCGAGCAGAGCGCAGAATGGCGGCACCGCAACGTAGGTTGGACGCGTAGATTTTCAACGAAGCAACCGCGCACGCTGGATGCCGCCACTGGATGCAGGGGTTAATCTGCAAACGACCGATCTCTCGGCAAATGCGCCGACAATTGCCGATTGAGTCGCATTCAAGACGACCGGGGCCGCGGATTGCAGGATTGACGTTTAAACGTGTCTCTTGCCAAGCGACCGCATACATGACTGCTGCCGGCACGCCGACTGCCTCGCCGACTCGCTTTAATGCCAGCGAGTCGGGAGGCAGAGCGAATTGAACGAGCAAGAGCGCGATCAACGAACGTCCGGCCAATAGGCCGGCGGTTCAGTCAGCTTAGCAACGCGTCGAAGCCAGCCGGCGATTTTCTCGCGCGAATGCTGGGCAATGTCATTGCGATCAATAATTTCCGAGGACAGCGTCTGGAATTTCGTTGATTTAGCGCCCACGAATCGAATCCTCCCAAGTTTGAAACGCTGTTTTAAGCGCGGTCATTTCCGCCCGATGCGGAATCGACCCGGCGCTGCCAGTTGCCATAACGTAGACGCCTTTGACTCGTGCAACTTGGTCAGTCGCAAAGCCAGAGCCGCGTTGAAGCTTGGCCAAACGCCCAATCGCACCACGCAGCTTTTGCTGATGCTCGACGAATGCGCGATTGCGCAGTAAGTCACTAGGCTTATTGCGCAAAACGGCGACGTCAGACTGATTGCCTAAATTGGCAATCGTTTGGAGCAATGTGAATTCGCCCGCACGAATGCGCCGCTGCATCGCCGGCCGTGAGTCGATCTTGCGCACCGGCTTCTCATGCTTGAGCCAATAACGATTGCGCGCTGGCCCTGAATTGTCTTTGCCGTTAGAACTACTCATTTGCACATCTCCCGCGCAAGAGTACCAGCAAGAGCTAGAGCGGTTAACAACAAACCCATGGACATAACGATTGGCTTACGCCAAGCCTTTGCTTCCCCTTCCATGGCCAGTATCGTTACGAGCGAGCCGCACGCCACGACAACAAAAAGCAAAAGCGTAATCACAAATCCTCCAGCGTGTAACACACCACGCATTCTTTCAGTTTTGTGAATGGTGCCAAATTGCGCCAGAGCGACGGGTCAATTTCATGCTTACATGGAAGCAAAGGCAATTCGCGCTTAGCCATTATTGACTCCCCTAGCAACAACACGCAAAGCGTGCCGTGCCACAAATGCCACAAGGTTGAAACAAGAACGGGTCGCACTGCTTGCAGACTTTACAATGAAACGGCCCGCAACGTAATTCCTCCTCGGGATGCTTTGGGCAATTGCCCATCTCTACGCCAGCGTTGCAATGATGCTCATATTGACAAATCACGACAAGCCTCGCTTGCTCAATTCACGAGCAGCTTTGCGTTCACGTCGTTGAACGCGTCGAATGACTCGCGATTCACTGACAAGGCGTAGGTTCATGGCAGGAAGACCCGCCGTCTTAGTGAACGTAACAATGGCGTCAGGCAATTCGGTGCCACTACAGCGCGTATATTCAACGCCGTTTAAATCAGCAAAGACTTCCACATCGCCGAGTCGGCGAAGTGTCCAGCCTTTTGTGTCCCGTGGCGATTGTAATTCTAGCACAATCCTCCGATCAAGAGCCTATTCTAAACTTAACACCCCTGTCAAGGCCCGTGCTCAACGTCCCATACGCGCTTGAGCAATCAAATCGTCATTTCGAATGTACATAATGGACGCCTAGGGAATCGTACCCTAGAGCTTGGGAGTAGGACATCCCAGTGCTGAGACCACTCGCGCCCGGCCTGGCTTAGTCGTGCAAGTCGGGTTGCGACTCTGGCGTCGATGTCACGCCATTTTCCTCGCCATCGTCGATGCGAGCTTGCCGATGGATGTTGTCGAACTTTGTGACGAACGCGTCGAATGCCGTCTCGTCGACAACGTCGTCGCGCAGCCCGATGTACGCCTCTGTATTCTCTTGCATCTCGCTCAAGGAATTCGCGGCCTTAATGGCTTCAGCCGCCTTGAGCGCCCAGTGCAGCAAATGAATCTCGTCATGCGTAATCCAGAGCGCATAACGCTTCGTACCGATTTCAGCGCCGGCTTTGTCGACATCGGTCACAACTTCTACCGGCTCGACCTCGACGGCGACTCCGCCGTTTTTATCGCCGAGTAGCAAGCGCGCAATGGCTTGAACGCGCTGCATGTTACTCAGAAAGACATCGGCGCTGCCTACGACGGCTACGCGCACATCCATCCATTCAGACGACCGCGACAGCGTGGCAATTGCATTGTCGATCAAATCTCGCGCGCGTGAATCCGACTCGCCGACGAAATTCAGCGCTTCACGTCCAGCGCGGCCAGAGCCTACCGTGGCAAGGGCCAACGCAATCGTGGCACTCAAAACCCGCGCGTCGTGCTGAGACAGCTTTTCAGGCATACAACAACCTCCAAGGTTGAAGTGAGTAAGACTACGGTGGGAAACGTCGACACCGTCGAGTGGGTCTAGGCACTCGCCGCGAAGACTCCTAGCAGTCTATGCGCGGTATAGTGTTGCATGAGATTGCTCATGGCGTTTCCCTAAGCCTAGGCGGGTCATCGAAGACCCGCGTCGCAGCCTATGCAAGCGCTCGGCGACCTAGGTGGACTTGACTTTAACGCATTCTGTACTTTCGGGCCTATGCAAAGGCGACAGCAACGCGCGGCGGCAAGTGCGCCGGGGTTTTTAGAAACTAGCCAAGGAAAAATGAATGCGTAACCGGGAATCCATCGTCGATTACGTCCTTGTCTTCCTCGTCGATTAAGACGCCAGTGGCAAGCTTATAGCCGTCTGACGTGACAATCGGCGGTCCCAAACGCCAGCGTGACCCGTCTCGCCGCTCAACGATCACCATGTTTAAACCTCCCGTTGACCGTCAGTGTCAAGGTCAGAATGCGCATGCATGTCAAAATCGTCAGGCTCGACATCCGGCGGCTCGCCGCCGCCATGTGCAAAGCACATAGGCTCGTCAGTGTCGGCCGTTTCTAGCGTAGCGGCAGCGCCGCATTTAACGCACGGAAACATCGCGCGCCGACTCATGACGCGCTCCAAGCCGGCGACACTTCAGCGACGATGAAACCGCTTGGCCACTCTTGAATGCGACTGCGCCGCCCGCTCAAACGCGCGGCGAATGAATCTACAGCGGCGGCAAACAACGATTGCAGCTTGAATTCCGCATCTTTCGGACTCCAACGCCCGTCGATGTTCAGGCATTCAACAGTATAGCCCGGCATAGTTGTCACCCTCCTATTTGAAGTATAACATGCCTGTCAAGAGCACAGCGTCGAATGTGCGTCAATGCCACATCGCGCGACGAATCGGCCGCAAGATTGGCAAATGTACCAATCCAATCGCCCCATGCGCTCAAATGGCCAGTAGGCAAAACGTCGAGTGACGATTAAGCGCCAGCGTTTAAACATTTGATTTTAATTACTCGCGCGCTGAATCGTCGTCCAAATGATTGCTTGCGTCTCGCTTACACTGCGCCGAATGTCCTTGGCAACTAGGCGCAAAGCTACAGCCAAATCGCGACTTCGCCGTTCGGTCGGCCATCCCGACTCACCGCCCGCGCGATACATCCACCGATCAATGACCGCCGCTCGCACATCGCCCATGAGCGCATATGCGAACGGAACAACCTTCGGCCCGCTCAATGCCTTGAAGTTTCCGTCTCGCAAAATCTGAACGGCTTTGTCCAAGCAACGCGCATAATGCCCATGCGGGTCAGCGTTCGCCACAACACTGAAGCAAACGTGTTGAAGCAATGCGACGTTTTGACTCCACTCCATGTTATTGCTCAAGGCAGCGGCGGCGAATGCCGTGCGCTTTAATGAAAAACGAAATTCTCGCGCGACGTCATACAATTCGCCTCGCGCCATGGGATACCAAATTCGCCCGGCTTGAACGTCTTCGGCCGTAGCCGACTCCCAAATACTGCGCAGATTGCGCGCATACTGACTAATCGCGTCCATTGAGCGCCTCCAATTTGTCAAATCCGAATCGCGGAATCTCCTCGACATTTAAACGCGTTGCAGCCAAATCGCAGAACATCGACGAATAGAGCATAATGCCGCTTAGACGCGCATCAGGCATTGTCGACCTAATTGAATCTACAACATGCGTCAATGTCGTGCCGCTCGCAACTATGTCGTCGATGAACGCATAGCGCATAGCGTCAGGAACAACGCCATGCCATGGCAGTGAGTCATGCGCGCGCGAATCCGGCCCGTTTTTCTTACGCACGGCAATGCCGGGAATTCCTGCCTTGAATGCAACAGCGCCAACGATCAATAGACCCGAATGGCCACAGCCTGCGATTGCCTCAAAGCGCTCTCGCTTAACAATGCACAAGGCCCACGCGACAACGCGGGCAAATTGTGCAACGTCAAACGATTTGCGCGAGTAGCTAGGCGCATGTTCATGCATACCGCGGTCAGTGTCGACCATTTTTCCTCTAACTTGCGGCCGCAATCAAGACACATGCCAAGCTCTTTACGCCAGACAAGCGCGGCGAATGACACGCGCTTAGGCTTGCGCTTCAAGAGCACGCCACATTTGCAAACGATCATTTCCGCTTTCCTTTCGTCGAAGCCTCGCGCATAGCTTCAGAATTGCACGGGCACAACGGCGCGCCGGATTCGTCAAGCCATTTGCGCGTGACGCGCGCAGTATAGCCGCACTCACAGCAAGAGACTTTGAGCAAGCGCGTAGTTTGAGGCTTTTCATTATCGCGCGGCGACAGCGCAGCGTGCGGGTAGTCGCCAAGCTTAGACGCAATCTTGACCAATACGGCGCGCAATTCGTCGCCAGCGCCGGCCGACGTTGGCTTACCTTTAGTCAAGCCAATTGCCTTGCAAGCCGTAATGAATTTGCCATTATGGCCACTATGCGGGTCAATCGCCGCGTGTACCAATTCATGCGCCAGCGTGTCTAAGACTTCGACCGCGTCAGCCTCAATTGGCGTAATGAAGATTTGCGAAACGCCATCTTTGGCCGCCGATTGCTTCCAACACTGCCCAACAGCTTTGCGCTTCCCGCGTGGAAAGCCAACGCTTACCCGCACGACAGTAGGGACAGGAAACCCGACAGTGTCGAAGTGAGCGCGCAACGCGTCGACGCCAGAGGCAAGCCAAGCCTCGCGCGTGACATGCACGACAGTAGCCATAGATTCCCCTAGGTTAGGTATGACATCCTCTATCCTAAGTTTAAACCCCATGTCAAGTACCTTGCCGCACTGGCGCCGCGCGTCCCTAGGAGTCCCTAGGCGTATTGCGGCGAACCTCCAAGGCGGCAAGGCTTAGAGCCTAGGCGGGTCGTTGCAACCCGCCCGCGCGCTTTAACGCGTTAGGCTTTTGTAAAGCTAGGACAAGACGGCCGTCACCATGCCATCGGCGACGCGTACGCGTGCATACCATCTATGAGGCTCGGGGAAGTGCGGCCCCTCGACGAATTCTTCCCCGTCTTGCTTACAGCCAAACGGGCCGGGCGAAAAAACGCTTATTCGCTGGCCGGCCTTGAGCGCTTCCTTGAGCGCTTTCTTGCTCTTGAAATTCGGGTCAGTGTAGGCCATTGCTTCCCCTTGATTTAGGCTTCAGTGAATTGAGGCGCCAACTTGGCTTGCGCCAATGCGAACGCTTCGCGGCCAGCCTCACTGCGCAAACGATCTAGCGGGCCATAGTACAGTGTGAATTTCGCGTTGTCGCCATACGTCGCCGCATTCCCCTCGACGTAGACATGGACATAATCGCCGGGAGTGTCGCCTAGCGGCTCTTGCCACAGTGTGACCCCGACTTGTCCGCCCCAAGCTTGCGCGATTGTCTGAAGACGGCGAGACCCAAGCCTAGAAGCTTCGCCCCTTGCACCTTGAACGATTCCGCGAAAATGCGCCATTGAATCCCCCTTGCTTCAGGTTTAAAGGTCACACTAGCACGCTATTGCTTGAAACCTCGACGACTAAGACGGCTTGCTGTCCTAGCGCCGTTTTCAATTCGCGCGCGAAGTTGTAGACGCGCTCGCCGTCTTGCGTGTCAATTTCGAACATTTGCGAGCGCTCAAACGTGCCGCGCCAGCAACCTACACCCCGCGTCAACGTAAAGCCGTCGAAATGACGCGCGGCAATGTCCCGCGCGTCATTGCTGAACGTGTCTTCAGTGTAGACCTTGAACATGTTCAACCCTCCACACGTGGCGGGTAGTCTCGCGCCGTCTCAATCTTGTCAATCTTGGCGACGATGTCGCACGCATGCAAAGCGCTTACGCCAGCGATTGCCGCGTATAACGTGGCGGCAAGGATTCGGCCGATGCGCTCCATGCTTCCCCCTTAGTGCGAGTGAATGAAGCAGACAAATGGCCGCCTAGGATTTGAACCTAGGAATGCACGCTGGCGCCTAATCGCCCGGCCCATGTTTAAACCTAGCTATGCCGTCAAGTGTCAGCGGCCCGGCTCTAGCGCGCCGTCGAGCGCTCGGCCGTCATTGCTCGACGTTTTAGAGCCGCGCTTGCGCTTATCGCCCCAGTGCTTCACGCGTTGCACGACTTCAAAACGGTACACTTCGCGCCAATCGTCGTAGCGCTTATCTTTGTCTTGCTGCTCTTGCCGTGTCATGCTTCCCCCAAGTCGGCGGCTAGGCCGCCAGCGATTACGTTCACTTTGACAATGTCGCCGAGTGCGTCAAGGCTCTTGCCGCTCGCCAATGCTTCCATATCGGCGAGCGCTTTAACTAAGCCATTACGTGAGCGCGGGTAAATGCGGCCCGTGAATTCTGTTGCAATTGCGCGCATGTTGCTAGGCGTCGCCATGCGCGACGATTGCATGCGGCCGTTTGTCTGAATGTAAAGCTTGAGCGAGTGCATGAGCACAACGCCACGGAAACCTAGGATTGCGTTCCCGGTTACTGTCCCGTTATTGATTGGCATTAGTCGGCCGTCTTGGCGACGTGCGCCGTTGCTTCCGCCAGTGCTTCTACTTCATTGCCTAGCGTGTTGTCATCTCCACTGTACAGCGCGCTCTTGAGTCGGGTAGATGTTCGCTTCCCATTTTCAAGCTACCTAGACGTCGGCGCTTAGTCAAGTGCGTTGCAAGAGTCGCTGAACACAATTCGAACAAGCGTTCGAATTTGATTATGCAAAGCTAGTGCAACAAAGCACTTTATAACGCAAAGTGCTTTGCATGTTTATGCGGCGATTAGGAAAAACGATTGGCCGAATCAGTGCAGTGAGATGAATAATTATACAACTATGCGCATATTTATGCATTTGCGAATCGACGAGCGTGCATATTCAAACACGCATATGCGCGCATACGCATATTCATGCATTGATTGAGCATAGAGGCGCTGTTACAATTGACTATTTATACACTTCACATGCATATTAATACGGTCCTCTGCATAAAAATGCACGGTTCTAATGTGCTCAGGCATTGATCTTCAAAATATCGGGCTTGGTTTAAACAAAGGCGGGAATTGCAGTTGCGAAGCTTACAACAGGATTACACGAGGGATTTGACTCGACGAACGCTGAATTCAAAGTTGCAGATGGCGCATCGAACGCGCGTCGACACGGGCTGTGGCGTCCAGAATGAGACATGGCCGCAGTTTGGACACATTACTCGGTGGGTGGCAAATCGGAGAGAGTCGTTCGTGATTTCAAACTTGTGCGAATCGGCACAATCAGAAGGCAAGTCGCACAAAAACGGCCCGAACACAACATGTGTCGGGCCGGGGCAGTTGTCGCAGCGGCGAATGCAAATCACTGCCGGCCACGCCACTTTGTTTTACACGCATAATAGTCGCCGACTCGAACTGGCGTGACTTCAATCTCCCAAATTACACAAGCCGTTTCGTCGCCGGCGATCACGACTTTGACTGGCGTCAAAACGTCGTTTAGACGGAACCATGACGAACTGCGCCAACCCAAAGGATCGACGAATTCAATCACTCGACTGGCGACTTTTACGACCTCACGACATTGCTGACTGACATCGCCGCTTGAAACCACGACGGCATAAGTTTTTAAATCGTCAACATTAATGTCAAAGCTGGCGTCTGCCACAATTAAAACAACGCGCGTGTCGGCATATGGGAGTTTAAACGTGTGTCGCGAGCATTTCGGCACAATTCCAAGGAAGCGAGAGGCCGAGTCGACGGCGGGCGCTTGAACAATGGCAGGCAAATCAATTAATGTATTATTGACGATTTCAAGTCGGGCAACAACGCCGACTGGACTAAAGCTGCGCTCTGGAGGATTTTTGCCGTAGACAATAAAGCCGGCAATGAGCAGGACGGCAGGGAGGGATTTTAGAAATTCTAGCATAGTTGCAGGTGTAGGAGTCGAACCTACGAAGCCACGGATTCAAAGTCCGGGTACAAGTGCCGACATTGTAATCCTGCAATGTACTGACTCGCCGATTCGGCGAATCAGTGATTAATACTGTATTAAGAGCAGATCGCCAAGGAATCGAACCCTGTGGATACTCGTTTTGGAGACGAGCGCTCGCCCGGTGAGCTTGCGACCTAAGACTCGGCGAGTTAAGCGCCGAGTTTAAAAGCTTATGGAATCTCTACAACATTGCCAGCACCAAGCGTAACAGCGGCAGTACGCGCAAGAGCGCGACCACACAGCGAGGCACGAGCGTTGAACGTAATGCTTGCATATGCCAGAATGTTGCCCTTGATCTTTGAATCAGTGCCGAGAGTCGCTGAACTGCCGACTAGCCAGAATACATTCTTGGCAGAAGCGCCGTTTTGCAGCTTGACCGAACCAGCAATAGTCAACGACGAGCCAGCCTTGAAGACATAGACTCCATCGCCATCCAGCGTCAAATCGCCGGTTAGACCAATCGACGATGGCGCACAATAGACGCCAGAACTCAAGACTTGACCGCCTAGATCAGATGTAATCGTCGCAGAACACGGCAAATCGCCGAGTACGCGCATAGCAAGTCGCAAGTCGTCTTGGGCCTTTGCAGCAACAGCGTCGCCCAAATGCTTCTCGCCGCTCAATTCGCACGGACCAAAGCCAGTAAGAGCTTCGCCCGGCGAGATGCCGATTGAACCATCGACTTGACCGCCGGTTACGCAAGTGACTGTCGAACCGGCAAGGATTGCAAAGCCGCTAGACGCTCCAAGGAATTCCTTGGCCGGCGGCTGTGGCGGCAAAACGTCGTCAGGACCGAGATTATGCTCGCAGCCAAATGCCAGCAAGCACGCGGCGATTAGTGAGTAGAACTTCAACATTACGAACCAACCTTTCGCAACTCAACACGACGATTCAATGGATTGTCACCTTCACGCGCTTCAGGGAATCGCGGCTGCGATTCTCCATAGCCAACGGCGTTCATTCGACTGGCAGAAACGCCGCGGGACGCCAAGTAATTCTGAACAGATTCAGCACGAGCTTGGCTCAGCGCCTGATTGTACAACGTCGAGCCAATGCTTGACGTGTGGCCAGCGATTTCAAACTTGACGCTCAACCACTGACTCTTGTTCAAGGCATCGGCGACACGATCAAGAATGTCCATAGCGGCAGAAGTCAACTCAGGAGAGTCGAATTCAAAATTCACGCCTTCAAGAACGAGCGTGTCTTTGATCTCAACCGTGGCAGGAGCGCAATCGCATAGAATGCGCACAGTGTCTGGCTTAGACGGCGCGTACTGAATGGCTGGCTTTTCGCGACCGTTCGTAAAGAGCGACAAACCGACGATCAACGAGTTGTTCCAAGCCGTCTTGGCGTTTGGCAATTCGGCGAAGTGTTCAGCCGCGCGTCGAGCCTCGACCTTGAACATCACATACTTGCTCAAAGCAAGACGGAAACCAGCGCCGTAGAACGCGCCCCAAGTCGGATGCGTAACGTTGCCATTTCCAGTTACGCGAGTGAATTGAGTGCCGCCAGAAACAAATGGCGAGAACCGCGCATTCACATTGGCGGTCAGCGTCAAATCGGCCGAAGGAGTCAAGAACTTAACTTCGCTACCATGCAGTGGCTTATAGCCAAAGGCGCCGAAGTTATTAAACGAGCGTCCACCGATTACGCCAACGCCGAATTGCACGTGCCGATTGACATTATAGCCGACTCGCGCGCCGGCAGCCGGAACGAACTGATTCTTGTTCCCGTTCGCGGCGAAGCTAGTGCTCAAAAAGTCAATCAAGTGCTTGTCGAAGTAATACGCGCCGACGCCAGCCGAATATTCAAAACTCCCCTCGCTGCGCTGAGCGGCGAGTGGAACGGCTAGACCGAGGCAAAGCAGGATTGTACAAAAGAGTTTAAACATTAGAGCCTTTCAGAGCAAACTGCGCCGTCGATTAAGTTTGAAGTATAGCGCATTTTGGGCTAAAAGTCAAGAGTGGTTAAGCTTATGCAGTGCCTAGGAATCGAACCTAGTCTTCCTGCGTGTCGAACAGGTGTATTCTCCAACCTACGCGCACTGCGGCAAATTTAGAGTGGAGTAGAGGGGAGTCGAACCCCCGACTGCGGTTTGCGGGACCGCCGGTTTCCCGGTTAACCTACAACCCCATATTCAAAAAGTGGAGCGTTAGGGATTCGAACCCTAGACTTTTGCATGCCATGCAAATGCGTTCCCACTACGCCAATGCCCCAATTTGACTCAACGCGTAATAGCCGCGCTTCTGTACCTATTCCCAACATCTGTCTAAGCCCCAACCCGACGTTCTCTAGGGTCAAGCAATCGTCTGTTTGGGTTGCTGCGTTGCATCGCCTTGGGTCTTGCCGTCTTTCGACAGCGCGTGTACCATCGCGCAAAGCGACTCCCCATTGCAGGCGCGAACTTCCTCGGAGGGGTGGGCCTCCGCGTTGGGCTGCGCGTTGAATCAAAACTGAGGCGCTTGGACTCGAACCAAGATTTCATGGCTTAACAGGCCAGCGAGTTGCCGTTACCCTACACCCCAAGGTTTAATGCCATCATGCTCCACGATGTGACAATCGTCGCATATTCTTCGCACGACCGCGCTTCGCCTTCTCAAGATTCGTCAATGGCATAGTTGGAACGCAAGGGGTCGAACCTTGACTTTCGTGGTTCAGAGCCACGCGTGTTGCCGGTTACACCACGTTCCAAGGAAGAAAGACTCGCCAATGGGATTCGAACCCATAGCCTACGCCTTCGCAGGGCGTTGCTCATTCCAATTGAGCTTCGGCGAGTTGAATGACATGCAACATTTATCATGGGGTCACAGTAGCTTTCGCCACGCTTAGCGCTTGCATGTCAAGAGTCTCGTCGGAGAGAGTCGAACTCTCACTGCGTGGTTCGAAGCCACGCCGTCTATCCGTTAGCTTACAACGAGAAAGTCGGAGGGGTTGGATTCGAACCAACAACGCCTTGGGCTTCAACCAAGCGCTCTACCATTGGAGCTACCCACCGAAGAAGCGCGACTTGCCGGATTCGAACCGGCGATGTTCTCCGTGACAGGGAGACGAGGACGGCCACTCCTCTAAAATCGCAGAATTACTTGCGCTTAAAAATCTCGTCGATGAAATTGCGAACGAGCCAAAACGCGCAACAAACGACGATTAATAAAATTGCAACAGCAACAACGTGTTCCATAGACATTAAGAGCGGAAACGGAGGGAATCGAACCCTCGACGCGTAAGCGCAACCGTTTTCGAGACGGGTTCCTCGACCAGCCGGACCATTTTCCAAGCCAGGGTTTAAGGAGGGTCTGGTACCTCCAAGTCGCGCTACCCGATTTCAGTCAGGCTATCTAGATCACCCAACCGGCCTTTTGGCGGGGCCTCGCGTCATACGGATTATGGAGGATTCGAACCTCCGGTGCGTTAGCACGGCGGTTTAGCAAACCGCTGCAATAAGCCTCTCTGCCAACAATCCACAGCCCGTTTCACTTTAGCTTTACTCGCATGGAAACGGTTCAGCATAAAGAACGCGATAGTGGTGGAAGTACGAGTCGAACGTACAGGGGGATTAACCGGCGCTTTTACAGAGCGTTGGACCTGCCAATGTACCAATCCCACCAAGAGCCAAGGTTGGGTCTCGAACCCAAGATACCTAGGTACGAACTAGGTAGTTTACCAACTAACTTACCGAGGCATAACAGACACCTAGCAGAGCATCGCTGCTGTCCCATTGTACCGATGGTTGGGTCAGGGCTCCAAGAACTAGTATCCCATCCTGACGTTAAGGTGTCTAGTCCGCCCTGGTGGCTTTGCTCCACCCGCCTCCGGTGTATCAGACCGACGCTCTTGACTGAATGAGCTAAGGGCGAAAAGGTACTAAGTGCATCGCCAGGGTAACGATCCCCGTTCTAGTGGTTAAGAGCCACTTGCTTCACCGTTAAAGCTTGCGGTGCATATGCTTTGGCAACGAGCCTGCCCATCTGACGAATAATAAGAGACCTTCGCTAGGTTACCCCTACTTATTTATCTCTTAGTGGGAGTTGAACCCACAAGGCGTTAGGTAGGTAACACCAAACGTGCCAAAGCAAGTGCCCAACGGGGGATTCGAACCCCCATGCCGCTGTTTCTAAGACAGCGAGGTATACCAATTCCCATCAATCGGGCCTATACTTCAATATAGTCAATATTACTGTATAGTCAATAGTACAATAACAACTATAGAGCTAACACCAGGAATCGAACCCAGCCTAGTTGCTTACCAAGCAACCGTGCCACCAACAACACTTCACCGACTTGTTGAATCAATGAGTCAAGAGCCGAATGTTGGAATCGAACCAACTCCCATCCGCATTACAAGTGCGGTGCGCGGCCATTTGCGCCAATCCGACTAGAGTCACCTTGCGGGCCGCTACCCCCGCTCCGCCCCGGCCAGCCCGGCGTGCAGCGATTACACCATCGGTGATTTAAGTGCAGCGAAGGGGATTCGAACCCCCACGTCTTTCGACAGTGGTTTTTGAGACCACCGCGTCTGCCAGTTCCGCCAAAGCTGCAAAAATGACGCGGTCGGGAATCGAACCCGAGTTGATCGCTTGAGAGGCGACTTTCCGAACCACTAGAAGACGGCGTCAAAATGGCGGGGGTCGGATTCGAACCGACGTCATGTGGCTTATGAGACCACCGCTGAAACCACTCCAACACCACCCCGCTATTTGAAAAAAAAAAACAAAAAAAAAAAGTCCAGCCGCTAGGATTCGAACCTAGAACTCGTCGCTTAAAAGGCGTGTGCGATGCCGTTTCGCCACGACTGGATATTCAACAACTCAACGCTGTCTATACACTTGGGAATGACCCAACGTTCGTGGCGCCCACAATAGACAGCGTCGGAATTGCTCAGCAGGGAATCGAACCCTGATTGTTTCTGTGTGTAGGACAGACGCCATACCACTAGGCGACTGAGCAAAAGTGCGGTAAGCGAGAATCGGACTCGCCCGTCTGCCTTGGCAAGGCAGCATGCCACCACAACATTTCTACCGCGAGCGCCGTTTATTTAATGTCAACACGGCAAAATGACAGAGCGACGCGCGTCGGCGTACACTCAAAAATCTGCGCCAAATCGGGGGCACCATTGCGAAGATGTCTTTAAGAGCGTCGCAATCGCTCTAAGTCGCAAGCGGGAATCGAACCCGCCTCGCCAGCTTGGAAGGCTGGAACACAGCCACTATGTCACTGCGACGAGATCAACGAGCAATACCGCTTGACGGTTCCGACCCGTCTTTTCCGGCTTGAAAGGCCGGCGTCCTAGCCAGTAGACAGAAAGCGGCGTGGAGTGCCTAGAGCAATAAAGCTCACATTTACTGAATTGCCCGTATTTGGCCTAGGCTTCAACGGATTCAAAGCAACGCGTCTTGGCACATTTTTAAAAGGGTGTATGATGGGCCTCGAACCCATTCAACCGGCTTCACAGGCCGGCGCTCTACCAGTTGAGCTACAAACACCATGATGTAAAAAGGAAAGACTGACATGCTGGAATCGAACCAGCCAATCGACGTTTTGCAGACGTCAGCGTTAACCGCTTCGCCAATGTCAGAAATTAAAGGGGGATATGCGCCGGCGACCGAAGTAGAAATAAAGATCACCCGCCATTGCCCAACAGTAGGCCCGCATTGCTGCGTTCATGGACACTTCGTCAAACGAGCCACACTGTCATGGACTTTAGTAAGTGTCAAGCAAGAGTGTTAACCCTCCATTGACCGACCGATTCACCCGAAGGCAAACCGACTACAAACGCGTTGACTAGACGATCTAAACCCCCGCCTCCAGTGAGCGGCTAACCGCCACCGGCACATACGCCCCCAGTTTTGAAGCAGTTTTAAAAGAGCAGAAGTCGAGATTGTTGGAATCGAACCAACCCGATGCCCCGGTTCCGAACCGGGTTGCGCACCTTGCGCACGAACCTCGAATATGTCGCTGCGACTGAACGGCCAGTGGCTATAAGCCGTTTAAAGAGTGAGACCGCATCTTGGCCAGCGACAAAAGTCGGCACTGCTGGAATCGAACCAGCCGGTTGTCCTGTTTCCAAAACAGGCGGCACACCTTGCGCCCGAGCACCGATTGAAGTCTACTTCCTAAATATACATCAAGAATCAAATTTGTCAAGGGGTCAAGATCATTGAGTCTTTGTCTACCAAAACGCCTCCGCACTGGCAAGCAAGATTGCCACGTTTAAACTGCTTGTTAAATTCAGTCCACGTTTGCAGGCTGAACAGCGCTTGGGTCAAAGCGCCGCATTTTCGACACTTGAGAACGGCGCTTACGGACCAGTTTTGAACCGCCGTCAAGCCGCTTCCACGCAATGCGACTTGGACAAAGGGGTGACACACAAGAGCCGATTCCGCCAACAACTGCTGAATCGTCGTCAATGCTGTAGTCATGAAAATGTCCTAGCATGCAAGAGAGTTTTTCAATCATCGTTGTATTTAGAGCGCAGAAGCGCTCCAGTCATTTGCGTCACGGCTTCTTCCTCGACGAATTCCAACAAACGAGCGTCAGCACCGTTGAACATATTGGCCAGCGTCCATAGACGCGCATGAACCAATTCGTGCAAGACCAAATCTTCAAGCGCGCGCCGAGTCAAAATTTCACGACTCATGCGTTGAATGTTGAAATTCAATGTCGCCGTCATATATTGCGGCTGTGCAGAACAAGTGGCAAGATCATCGTCGGCATCGAGATTAACGATTAAGTGCCAATGCTGCAAATCTAGGCGACTTGCCCACTCGCGAATCAAGCCTTCAATCTCGTCGCGAAACTCAAGCTGGCTGATCTGTTCGGAAATGGTCATTCCGATCATGTCGCTTTCCACAAAGACTGCATGGTTCATACAACGACTCGTTCTCGCGCGGCGGCGACCATTTGCGCAAATACGCAGAAACGGCGAATTTAATCCAAGCCGGCACAGATACTCCTGCCGACTCGGCCGCGGCTGCGCAGCGGTCATAAAACGCAACAGGAAGTTGAAGCTCAACACGTCGTTTTGCTTTCTTACTTACTTGGGACATTTTCGTGCTCAATTCGCCGGGTATCTCTGCAACTTCCATGCAAACATTGTGTATGTCTTCTGGAATCTAGCCGGGTATACCCGATTTGTCAAGCCCCTGCCTCCAACTCTAATCTAACCACCCCCTTGACAAAAGTCAACTAATCGACTATGTTTAAACCGTCAAAACGCTGCACCCCGCCAACTTGCGGCTGCATCCTGCCAAGACGCCAATCAACGCGCGACCTTCCCGCCGAGGAACTCGCTCCAAGACCCCGCTTCGGCAGTGTTTTAATGCAGCATCAAGGAACACCCAAAAATGGCAGACCCAACTAGTCTACAGGATTTGACACCAATCCTGCAGAACGTGTATTTGCCAATCCGTAAGAAAATCTTCCCGATCAACACGGTGTTGCTCGCTCAAGCGCGTAAGCTCGGTCCCGAGCACGTGACTTACGCTGGCAACGATTTGTTCTTCGACGTGAAGGTTGACCGACGCGGCGGCTTTACTTCCTCGACCATTGGAGCGTTGCCTGAGTCCAAGGTTGCGAAGGAAAAGCAGGGCCGTCTCTCGGTCGCTCGTACCTACGCCAAGGCACAGGTCGACGGGTTGGCTTTGAAGGCGAATTCAACCACTCGTGGCTCGTATATTAGCACGGCCAAGAAAATCACCGAAGACATCATGGAGCAGTGGGAGCTTGAGCAGGAGCGAATCCTGCACGGAGACTCTCTCGGCATCCGAGCCGTCTCAGCCTCGGGCGTTGCTTCGGCGACGCAAACCGTAATTAGTCCTTATGGAATCACCGGCGCCGGTCCCGGCAACTTGCATCTCGTCGAAGGAGACACGATCTCGTTCCGCTCGTCGGACGGCGTGACGCTCCGCGGCAAGCGCAAGATTCTCACGATCACACTGGTTGAAGCCACTGGCGTTGCGACGCTCGTGCTCGACTCGTCGGTCACAACGACGACGGGCGACATCGTGCTCGCGGCCGTTCCAGTCGCGGTCGACGCCAACGACGACTCGTTCGGCGCCGAACCTCATGGCATCAAGTCGATCATGGACGTTGAAAATGCGTTCGCCACCTTCGAAGGTCTGAACGATCTTCGCTGGTCGGCAGTTAAGAACACATCGACGACCGTCGACGAGACCATCGTGATGAAGCTGCTCAACACAATCCGCGCGCGTTCTGGCGTTGATTGGCGTAAGTCGCCGCGCAACATGCTGCTCTTGACCACGACTGGCATCTGGCAGGCGTATGGAGAATCGCTGCTCGGTCTCCGTCGCTTCTCGGCCCCAACGATGGAACTCAAGGGTGGCTTCACCGGCGTCATGGTTGCCAATGCTACACTGATTGACGACCCATGGGCGCCGCGTGGTCGGCTCTACGCGATCTACGGCCCCGACACGGTCTTCATTGACCTCATGGACTTCGGCGAAGTCAGCTTCCAAGACGCGCCGAAATGGCAACGCGCCAACAACTTTGACCGTTGGGAAGCGGTGTTCGCCAGCTATTGGAACTACGGCGTCACAAGCCGTATTTCGCAAGGCGTCATCTCGGGTATCACCGACACGGTCAATTACAGTCCTGTTTTTGGTTCTTAATTGACAGTTGACTAAATCTCGTAGCGAACTTCGGCGGTATTGGCGAACACGAAATCGCGAGTATCGCCGAAGTCATCGCGAAGTTATTCGGAAACTGGAAGCTAAATGGTATGCCAATGCAAAAGCTGCGGCGTACGTGCTCCTAGGCGGCCGATGTAAGTGGTGTGGATTCAGCGACGTTCGTGCATTGCAAATCGACCATAAAAAGGCGATTGGAGATGCAAAACGTCGACAGCAGAATGAGCGCGGTGTCGCATTATACCGCCGCATCCTGAAACGTCCAGAGTTGTATCAATTGCTCTGTGCCAACTGCAACTGGATTAAGCGCGTCGAGAACGCGGAACACTAAAAGGAACAACAACAATGGCAGACACAATTTTCGGTCGCAATCTTCCTGAAGCGCGGCGCGTTTTGAACGCCGAGTTGGCCGCATTCCCGGTCAACACCACGTCGATTCAATACGTGCTCGTCCTTCCGGTCGGCGGCGGCAAATTCCGCGTTGAAGCGGTCTATTGGACGGCTTCGGCCGTTCTCAGCGACGCCGATGGCACTATGCTGATTAACGTCATCAACAGCGATTTGAGCGAAGGCGCCGACGACACACTCGTCGCCTCATTCAGCGTTGAAGGTGGCGTTGCGCACCGCGTGGCGGCGGCGACTCTGGCTGCCGAAACGTCGGAAAAGGAATTCACGCTCGAAGAAGGCGACAGCCTGCGCGTGACGTTCGTCAACAACTCGGCGGCGATTGACACCAACGGCGCGATCAGCGTCTTTGTGGTCGGTTTCCCGCTGCCGTTGCCATATGACCCAACGAGCGGCGTCAAGTACGAGAGCGGTTACTAAGACTGAGTTGCGCAGTTACGCAACAAATTGCTGGCTGACGTTGTTTTGGCGGATTCCCGTCTAAGCAAAGAGCGCCAGATCGACAAGGAATTTAAACATGGCAAAGGCCCATGATCGAGTCGTAGAACTCGTGTTCGTTGCCGACGATTCGGCAGAGACTGTTATTGTCTCGGCCGTAAACTACTACCGTGTGCGCGGCGACACCGCGTACCCGCTGAAGTTTACCCAATCGTCGCCGAATACGACAGGAACAGAACTCGCCCTAGGCGATTTGCTGCCGCCTCCGACGCACATCGCTTTGACGTTCACCGTCGTGGCGTAATGGTTCTTTACGGAGCCAATGGCTCGGTGGTGCGCTCTCAACGAGCGCGCCCCGAGCCTAATGCGGAGGCGGAAGAACGCGTTCGCACTATGCTCAAGAGCATGGACGAATTGCTCGACATTAAGTGGTTTCCCTACGCTGTATTCAACCAAAAATACAACGACTACGAAGGGCGTTATGCGCTGATTTGCAAATGGCCCCAAGGCGACAAACGCTGGTCGTTGTACCAAAGCGGTGAAATCGAAGACCCGTGCGACATGTTCGGTTGGTTTTGTGACGACATTCACGACGCCGACACAATGCCTGTCTCGCCAGATTCGATTGAGCGCAAAGTCTTAGAACTCCTCGGCAAGTGTGACTCAAACCGCATTCCCCACAGCACGCGAATGAAGCAAGCGATGGAGAAAAACGCCGCTCTGCGCAAATCACGCAAGACGGAAATGGCTGACCAAGCCGGCGAGATCGCTCGCGACTTGCACTACATCAGCGGTCATGTCGAAGACGTGACGCTTAAACGAATCATGAAGGAAATCATTCAAGAGGCTCAGAACAAATGACTGCTCCAGTCCGAGAACTCGTACAACTGCCAAACAAGGATTTGTGGCGTGGACGTGCCCAAGACAGCGATTTGCCGCCGGTGCCAGTAATTGCAGCCGCCGACGTTGCCGTTGTAGCCAATCCCGTCGACAAGGCTATGGCAGCGATTCTCGCATTTTCTGCCGGCGCTCAAGAACTGAGTTGCGTTTGGTGTGGTCTTCAGGGTGACGAGGCGTTTATGCGCGCGCATTTGAAGAAAGACCATAAATCAGTGGTCGAGCCAGCGGCCGATGCCGCTGTCGCACTTGTTGACGCGCAGATTGCTCGCGACGAATTGGCCGCGTTTCAAGCCAAGGAGTAAAGCCTCGACGGAGTTGACTAAATGCTGACCAAAGCCCAAGCTCGCATGATGACGCGCGAGTGGCTTGACGACCCGAATGCAAAACGCTGGTCGGACGCCCGAATCGACTTGGCCATTCAGTTGGCTCTCGACGATTTGTGGACCGACATGCTTGACATGCAATCGAGTTTGACGAGTCAGCTTCATACATTTGTAACTTCAACACTGATCTCGCCGGGCTACATTGATTTGCGCCTAACCACAATGGGCGGTCAGCTTACTCAACGGTTCTACCGAGTGCAACGCGTGACTGTCGGCGGGCGTGAATGTCACCCCGTCGACGCTCGCGACGTTTTGATCGAAAACAACGTGGCGATTGTCGGCAGCGACGCTGGCTACTACGTGCTCGGCGATCAACTCTGGCTATTCCCACTGTCGCGCACCGATCAGGTCGAGTTGCGTTACTCGTTTAAACCAACACCATTCACGGCAATGACAGAAGGCATGTATATTCCATTCCCCGAAGGCAGTGATTCAGCGTATGTATTGCTGGCGGCTGCGACGACAATGGCCAAAGGCGGCGCTGAAGACATTGGACAACTGATGCAACTCGCCCGAGAGTCTCGCGAACGTTGCATGGCGGCCATTCGCCGACAATACCACGGTGCCACCGTTATGTATGGCACAGATCGTGGCTCTGACTTTGGAGGCGCGTAATGGCTATTCCTAGCGTAGGCTCTGGCGTTCCAGTCGGCGGTGGCGTGCGTCTTGACGCTGGCATTGGCTCGCCCGAAGGCGTTGTTGCAGCAAGTGTCGGGTCGATTTGGATTCAAATTGACGGAGCTAACGGCCTAATTGTTTGGCAAAAGTCTTCAGGCTCTGGCAGTACTGGTTGGACTTTCATTAACGCCGGCACGACGAGTACATTCAATGCTGCTGCGTTCTTGGGCGCGACTAAGGAAGCAAAGATCACGGTAGGATTCGCCGCCGCGGCGGCAGCCGGCGCCAAATACCTGTTCATCCCACAAAGCATGCTGCCGTATAACGCGGCGAACGTCACGTACAATACTGCCGTTCGCCCAATCCGTGAAGGCAGCGACCCGTCCGAATTCGACGTTGAAGCCTATGGCGCCGGAGACAACTCAACCGCCGCGACAGCCGCTTCTAACACCCTCGCGATTCAAGCAGCGATTGACGCGCAGAATGTCAAAAAAGTCGGTTGGGTTCGGCTCATCGGCGCGTACAACTACGCCAACACTCTGAGCTACTACGCGCATACGTGTATTCGCGGAGGCGGCACTGCGCCAGATGGCGTCGGTGGCAGCGGATTGCTTCAAATGAGCGGCGCGGTTCCAATGATGTTGCCCGCCGTCAACCGTGCAAATGGAATGGTGTTCGAGGATTTTTACCTCTACGGCGGCGGCAACGCTTCAAACACCGGCGGTCTTGATCTAACCGGCGCGCACGACTTCCACATGACGCGCATTGCGGTGAGTAGTTGCAAAGTCTACAACATTCGCTGCCTTGGCGGAACGACAGGTGGTGACTCTGGCTTCGGCAACTTTACTGAAGTCGAGAACATCAATGCCGTAGATGACTACTGGCTAATCGGAAGCTCGGCAAACGATCAGCCAGATCAGCTTAACTTCTCCAAGTGTCGCACAATCGGCAATACTGCGGCCGGTGCATGGATTCACTATAGCTGCACAGGGGCTAAAGCTGGTCCCGGCACAAATTCGTGGCGCGGTTGCAGCTTTGAAGGCGCTCCGTTCCGAGCTATCCTTGTCGACGCGGCTGGTGCCGGCATTAACTGGTTCTTCGGTTGCCGTTGGGAAACGACGACAACACCGGGATTGACGTTCATCCTCTACGGTTTTGGTGTCCAACCTTTCGGCATGTTCGTCGGCAACACCTATGCTGTAAATGGTGGAACGTTGACATGGACGGACAACGGGCCGAATTGGCGCACTGCTCGAATCGGTGAAAACGTTCCGGCGACATTGATTAGCGGACAGATGCTATACCGTTTTGAAGCTATTCAAGACGGACAATACGCACTTGTCTCTGGCGTAACGCCGGCGATTGACACGACGAAAGGCAACTACTACACACTGGCGATTCTCACGAACATTGCCGTTGTGATCGCTGTCCCACTTAACCCGCCATCGGCAGGGTATAGCCAAGAGATCACAATTGCAATTCGCAACTCAAGCGGCGGCGCATTGGCGACAGCGCCAACGTTTAACGGCGGTGCGAATGGATTCAAATTCTCTGCCGTGACAAATCCAGCAAACGGAACTCAGGTCTTGTACAAATTCCGTTGGGACTCGGTTCAATCCTTTTGGTACGAAGTCGGTACGCATTTGGCTGCAGGCATCTAAGGAGTAGTACAATGACAGACACCATTAAACTCTCAGGTTCGGGCGCACTCTCGGCCGACGTGCTGCGCACGTTGCTTGACGCAGGAGTAATCATGCCGGGGTATCCGCATATCAGCACTGCAGCAATGGCTGCTGCAGGATATACTGACGGCGGCGGTGGAATCATTCCTTACTACCCCGGTTTGGTCGGAAGCGGGCAAAGCACATCGGCGCGACCAATCGACACGCTTTTTGCCCAACCGTTTATTGTGCAAAGTGCTGGCGTAATCGCGCAAATCGGCGGCACTGTCACAGTCGTGGCTGTTGGGTCGACTGTGCGCTATGCCATCTATGCATCAGACCCGAGCAATGCGTATTACCCAACGACATTGCTGTTTGACTCGGGCGAAATCGACTCGGCTGGAGCCACAGGGTTTAAGAGCGCAAACTGCTCAGTGCCTGTTAAAGCCGGCCAACTGCTTTGGTTGGTATACCGTTGTGCAGTTCTGGCTCCAACGGTTATCACAATGTCAAACACGATTGGCGCCTCGAATACCGCGCTGCCTATTCTCGGCTACTTCCAAACAGCGACAGGTGCCGCTGCGTTTAACGGAATCACCAAAGCGTCGAGTGGTGCATTGCTCGCTACATTCCCTGCGGCTGCGCAATTGTCAAGCGGAGCAACCGTGCAAGTTATGGTGCGATACGCCTAAATGCCAATTCCCCAAGTCCCATCGCCGCTGACTTCAATCTTGGCTGCTGGAACCTATGATTCAATGTGGTTCCCCGGCAACACGATTGAAGAACAGATTCAAAACGCCATCAACGCTGCTGCGGCTGATGGTGCGCCGCGCGTTTTGGTTCATTCGCCATATAGCGCCACTCTTATTTCGTTTAATGCCAATGTACAAATGGTGCGTGAAGGCGGCGATTGGAGCGACTTTGACGTAGAAGCATATGGCGCCACTGGCGACGCTGTGACGGTCGACGCTGTAGCGATTAAAGCGGCAATCACTGCTGCAACGCTGTTTGGTGGAGGCGATGTTACATTCCCATCGCCAACATACAATCTAGGAAATCGCTCAGGCGGTGAGACAATTTTCGACACTGGCAGTATTAGCAACATTCGATTTATTGGTCCGACTACATTACTCGTCAATACGACCGACCAATCGGTCACGCAAATCTTTTATGTTGCTAACCCGCAAAACGTCGAATGGCGTAACATCTACTTCCGCGACACTGGCACAAGCCTGAGTGTAGATTGGAAGGGGTCAGACTGCATTCGTTGTTACGGCACCGGCGCGGTCGCGACATACAACGGAGTCCGAATCATCGGTTGCCGTGCTGACAATGTCGTCAGCTTTGTAATCTTCGGCAACACGCTCGACACCGACGCTCGAATTCGGGACATTCGCGTCGAAGACTGCATTATTCGCAATTCGTACTACGGCGTTGTCTGCCAAGAAAATGGTGATGGCCTCCGCGGAAATTGGCGCTGTGAGAATGTCCGGCGCGCATATTTCCCATACGGCGTGACGGACCACTCGGTTGAAATCTCAATCACGCACGACGGCGTAGCCCTTGGGGCGAATAGCGCTTGTCTTATTAAGCGCTACAAACGAGATACTAAGAATATCAGTGTCAAACTCCGTTTCTACGGCAGCGTAGTGCAATACGGGACAGGTATTACTCTTGAGCATCAGCCAATTGCAAATGCTCCGAGCACTATTGAAGACATTGACATCGACTTGCATATCAGCGAGAACATTGTCAACAACAACTCAATGGTCCCGTTCCGATTTCGGTCGTACACAGATGTCGGCG